CACGCATGGGTACTTGAAGATGCGACCGTACACGGATCGCCAGAAGTATGGGCGAACGCGGTAGTAGCGATGGCTCGTAAGTATAGCTGTCCTGTCGTAGCAGAAGTGAACCAGGGTGGAGCGCTGGTTACGAACGCGATCCTAGCGATCGACCCAGGTATCAAGGTACTTGAGGTACACTCAAAGTACGGTAAGGCGCTACGAGCAGAGCCTGTAACACTGGCGTACGAGCAAGGTCGTATTCACCACGTGAACTACCTAGCGGATCTAGAATCTCAGATGATCTCATGGATCCCAGGCGAGGGTAAGTCGCCTGACAGAGTAGACGCGCTGGTGCACGCGATGACAGCCCTACTGATAAAGCCACCTCCTGGATTCGTAGGAGGGACGATCACCGCGAAGTCGCATGCTTCGCGCAGATTGCCGTCGTTCCGCGGAGGAGCATCAGGTAATGGCGGCGGTGGTAGCGGACGTGGAGCGCGCGTCTTTAACCCCGGTCGATGACGTTTCAGCAGGTGAGATAGATTACTGAAGAGCGCAAACGCGTCTCTCATATGCTGGATAGGAGTCGAGATTGTCCGACGAGCTGACCTCCACGTTGACAGAAGTATCGACGACAGGAGGTGTTCGATCGAGAACGATTCTCGATACGTCCGTCCTCGTCGCAGATCCTGGCTGCTTGGCGCACTTTCGCGGTATTGACGTCGTAATACCGCTTACGGTAATTGAAGAACTCGATGGACTAAAGACAAGACCAGATGATGTAGGTAGAGCAGCAAGAGCTGCACTTCGTTCGATCGAAGAACTGCGTATCGCAGCAGGAGGATCGCTTGCGCATCCAGTAGACTTGAGTGATGACGACAACGCTGCGACACTGCGAATCGCAGTGAACGGTGTGCAGAAGCACCTACTTGTAGAGCATGGACTGGATCCAGCGATTGCGGATAATAGGATCATAGGCGCAGCGCTCGGACAAGATGCAAGCGATGTTGTTGTGGTGTCGAACGACGCCGCGTTACGTATCAAGGCAGCGCACCTAGGTCTGCGAGCGGTAGAACACCGTCCAGTAGGTCGTTCGAGAGAGACGAGGCACCCAGGTTGGGCGACACTCGAGGTCGATTCAGAAATGGTGAATCGCCTATACGACCATGACATGGTGAACGCGCAGGAACTCGAAGAGCATGAGATTGTCGATGAGAACGAGTTTCTTATACTACGGGCAGGTTCTCAATCAGGACTGGCGCGCCGACGTGGAGACATACTTGAGCTGCTATCGCATGCGACACCAGAGGCATGGGGACTGCGTCCAAGGTCGAAAGAGCAGAGGTTCGCGCTTGAACTGCTGCTAGACCCAACCGTAAGTGTAGTAGCGCTGGACGGTCGAGCTGGTACTGGAAAGACGCTGCTTGCCATTGCGGCAGGGCTAGAGCAGGTTGTCGAGCGTCGTCTATTCGAGCACCTAGCGATATACCGTCCACTGGTACCAGTCGGTAGAGCAGACGTAGGGTTCCTACCAGGAGGACTGGATGAGAAGCTCGACCCATGGATGTCAGCGATTCATGATGCGATCGTAGCGCTTACGGATAGGCAGTCGCGGAGTGACGCTCAGGGGCTTATCGAAGAGCTGACTATTCGAGATCAGCTATCGCTAGAGTCGGTAACGTTCCTTCGCGGTAGGTCACTGCATCGACAGATGGTGATTGTAGACGAGGCGCAGAACCTAGAGCCAACGACGTTGAAGACCATACTTACGAGAGTAGGCGAGGGAACCAAGGTAGTGTTTACGGGTGACACCAGCCAGATCGACGCGCCGTACATGGGAGAGAGCAACAACGCTCTTGCGGTACTCATAGCAGCGTTCCGTGGTCAGTCGTGCTTTGGCCACGTCACTCTGAACAACTGCGAGCGTGGAGCTGTCGCGAACCTTGCGGCTGAGCTTCTATAGCTATGGTATAGTCGCCGCCATGAGTGATACACCCCATGACGAATCCGTAGCAGACGTTGCGGGTGACGTAGTAGAACCTGTAGTCGAAGCTGTCGTAGAGCCTGCGCCTGCACCTAAAGAGAAGAAGCTGTCGAATAAGCGCCAGCCTTCCCCTGCGGGTCAGGCAGTGAGCGGGCAGGACGTCGACCCCGTACGGCTAACAAGCATCGTCTACAAGAATAAGTTCTACCGCAAGACGCTATCTGTCCATCACCTGCAGCGCAGACTGTCTGAGCTCGGGTATCCTGATGCGTACTCAGACGCCGATGGTTGGTACGGTGACCTGACCATGGCGGCCGTTGCGGCGTACCAAGCTGACAATGGTCTTGCGGGTGAAGGTGTTACGGACATCGCTACGCTCGAATCTCTATTCGCTGACGACCCCAACGTAGCCATCGACTACTGACCGCTACCTCTCCTATAGACGACGAGGCGCCCATTGCGGGCGCCTCGTTGCTATGCGGGTACAGATACTTGCGGGTGCTAGTGCCATAGTTATAGCCATGGATAGGTGTGCGGGTGAGGTGAGCAGCAGGCCACAGCCATAGTTATAGCCATAGTCCTAGACCCTTGCGGGTATGGCCATACGTACCATTGCGGGATGCGGGCTGCAGTAGCGCGCGGGTCTGCTCTGGATCTTGAGTATGCACGCGCAGTAGCTTCAAGTAGTCGTAGGTAGTTGCCATGCGCACTGATAGGTCGCACATTCGTGTGAGTGGACCTGTTTGTTGTTTCTTCCAGACTTTTCATGAGCAAGTGCCTGATAGTGCTACTTTTCACTAGCCAACAAGGCCAAGGCATCACTCAGGCACATCTCTAGAGAGTATCGAAAATCTGCCTATAAAGGTGCCTGAGTAGCAAAGCACAGGCACTAGGAGCCTGTCGTCGAGAACCAGATGACTCATGCTTATTGGTAGATGAATCTCCATAGCTTGTATGTCTACTCATAGGCACTCACCTAGCACGAGCTACATACACTCACCATTGCTCTCATAGTCAGGCCATAGTCTTCGTCTGTAGACGAAGCTCACATACCTATAGCTACTCATAGCTATAGGCAGGCTATTCACCTAGGCTGGCAGGCTGGTAAGTCATCGCCTAGGCTGGCAGGCTGGCATAGGCCTAGGCATCGACACACATCGACCTTTTCGTTCGCCAGCTCCAGAGAATTTTCACGAGGCATAGGCACCTAAGGCCATTGCATACCTAAGCTACAGAAAATACGCAGCAAGCGAGCATTTATGCCGACCGCATACAAATGCGTGCCCGGAACACTTGACGAACGCGGCCAACTATACGTTAACCCTCTCACACGCCTAGCGCAATTATCACAAGGTACAATTGAACGGTACAAAACGCTGCTGCCCCCTCTTCGTCGAATCCGCCGTCTTCTTCGTCTGCCCAGCGGCTCCGCCGCGGCGACGTAGAAGTCGCCAACCTTAAGGTACAAATGTTCACATCATTCCGCTGCAGCTATGGTAGAGTTCTGCTATGCCGAGGAAGAAGGTTTCTCTACCCCCTGAAGAGGTCCACCACCTGTCGGGATTGTCTGGCCAGGCCCTGCGTGATCGTGCCCGTGAGCTGTTTGAGGCTGGCTGGTCGCTTGCCGCGATCGGTGAGTCGTGCGCGCCGCCCCGCTCAAGGTCCACCGTGCAGTCATGGGTTTCACCTTCTTCCTCCGCCGCCTCTTCGTCTTCATCTCTAATAGCCGCCGCGGAAAATTCGCACTCGCACCCGTCCCCTCCCGCACCCTCCCCCACCTCCTCGCCCGCCGCCACCTCGTCGACAGGAAGACGTCGTCGGGCTGCCCCGTATGATCCAGAGCACCCGATGCTCGATCCCGTGACGGCCGCACGGCTCGCGACGATCTCACCCGTCGCACGGCAGTATCGCTCAGGCGCGAACCCGACCGGCGAGTACGCCAAGGCCAACGACGCACTCACGCGCATCTGCAAGGAAGAGTTTGCGCGAGGCGTCTCGATTCGAGAGTTGAGTGTCGCCGCCGGTGTCACGTACAAGGCGATCGAGAAGAGGATTAAGTCATGAAAGTAGTGTGCGACCTGTTTCCTGCGCGCATCCGCGTAGCGCCGGCGACGACGGTGGTCGACCCGCTGACGGCGAGCCTCACCGCACGCTATGAGGGCTCGCGCCTCGTTGACGCGGTTCGCGTTGTGTTGACAAACGACAGCATCCTTGTTGCCGCGGATTCGTCCGACGGTCCGATGCTGATCTTTCGCGACAAGTACGACCCGGCGACGTTGCGGCTCGACCGCACCGGAAGAACGGTCTCGTTTCTTGAGACGACCAGCGGCAAGAAGGTCATCTTTGAGAAAGACGAAAACTGCGGCTGCGGCTCGCGCCTGCGGTCATGGAACCCGTACCGCATCGTAGGATCCAGCAATGATCCGGTCGAGTGAACTTTTTGACCTAGTCATCCTGACGCTCGCTGTTGCACGTGTCACTCGTTTGGTCACGACTGACGTGATCCTCGAGGGATTTCGAGAGTGGGTGTGGAAGAAGTTCGGTGATCCAGGGTCGTCAAAGCTTGGATATCTCATCACGTGTAACTGGTGCACGAGTATCTATGCAGCATCACTTATCGTGGCTATGTATAAGATAGCCCCGAACCCCACGGTTGTCGGCGCCAGCGTTCTTGCGATGTCGATGGTCGCTGGCGCAATTCTTGACCGCGTTGGTTAGTCACGTAATGTAGCGTGATGTAAGATCTAACCAACTCCGTTACACGTGACGAGGAGACAACCTGTGGGCGTATTCAGCCGAAAAGTAGCGCCAACGCGCCGGACAACGGCACCAGCTTCTTCGTCACAGGTGTTGGCACCTTTCGGATACACCCCGGCGTCCCCGGCCGCGTACTCCGCTCCTCGACCGATGACGGCCGCAGCGACCAAGGTCAACCTCAATGATAAGGGCGAGGCTGAACACTTCAGAGTTCGCCGACAGGCATACTCGGCCGCGTGGCAGAGTGAGGCCTGGGAGTACTACGATGCGATCGGTGAGATCAAGTATGCCTTTAACTTGGTTGCAAGTATCGTCTCTCGTATTCGTCTCTACGCTGCGGTTGTGGACAACCCTGCTGAGACACCGGTCTCTGTTCGCAATTCGAGCAAGATCGACGAGCGACTGGCTGCAGCGGCAGAACGAGCCCTAAAGCGCCTCGACAGCGCGTATGGCGGCCAGGCAGGCCTTCTAAAGGACGCGGCGCTCAACCTGAGTGTTGCAGGTGAGTGCTATCTGGTTCAGTTGCCGGAGCGTCGTGGCACAGGTGTTCCTGAGTCATGGGACATTCGCTCTGTCGACGAGGTTCAGGTCGACCAGCGCAGCAACTACGGCATCGCACCGCGTCGCGATCTGCTCACAAACCGTGGCACAGCTTCCATGGGCGGCAGCGATTCGAACGGCGTCATCTCACTTCCGAAGAACGCGTTTGTTGGTCGAATCTGGCGAGCGCATCCTCGGTTTTCAGAAGAGGCAGATTCAAGTCTACGCGGACTTCTTGACCTCTGCGCTGAGCTATTGCTGTTGAACCGCACGTTCCGCGCAACCGCACGCTCGCGACTGAACGCCGGTGCGTTGTACCTTCCTGACGGACTTAGCGTCGCCGCGTCGCCGGATCCTGATTATCCGTACGACGATGAGACAAACCTCGAGCCCGGCATCACGCAGGAAGAGGTCGCTGACGAGTTTGAAGACCAGCTCATCGACGCGATGACCACGCCGATTCGTGACGAGGACAGCGCCAGTGCCGTTGTTCCCTTGATCATCCGTGGACCTGCTGAACTTGGCGACAAGATCAAGCAGTTCAAGTTCGAGCGCAGCTTTGACCCCGCACTCGCGCAGCGCGCTGATCGCGTTCTCGAGCGCATCATGCAGGGCCTCGACGTGCCGAAGGACATCGTCACCGGCCTCGCAAACGTCAAGTACAGCAACGCCGTTCAGATCGACGAGTCGCTATACAAGGCGCACATCGAGCCGCTGATGCTGCTGATCGCTGACGCGCTGACCGTGGTGTACCTGCGTCCGTACCTTGTTGCGACAGGCTACAGCGCAGCAGAGGTCGAGAATGTTGTCATCTGGTTCGACCCGAGCCAGGTAGCGACGCGTAACGACCGCGCTATGGACGCTGATTCCGGCTTCGATCGCCATGCGGTGTCGCTCGACACATGGCGTCGCGCACACGGCTTTAGCGACGCTGACGCGCCAAGTCCGACCGAGATCGCGATGCGCCTAGTCTTCGAAAAGGGCATGATCACGCCAGAACTCACCGAGGCGATGATCGGTGCGTTCGCGCCTGAGGCGTTGACAGCAGCTCGAGCAGCACAGCAGGCAAACAGCGTTGCGCCGATGCCTGACGCGCTTCAACAGATGCTGCAGGGTGGACCCCCGCCTACTGAGGCAGCGCCTCCAGCAGAACAACCACCAGCCGCACCGGTTGAACCGACCCCCACGGCCACGCCGCAAGCGCCGCCTTTACAGTAAGAGAAGGTACCAATGTTTGACATGATGGACAATAGCGGCAAGAAAGCGCTTGCCGGCGAACTTTATAGTCTGTTAGCAGATTCGTTCACAATGTCGTTCCGCGCGCAGGCATGCCACTGGAACGTTCGTGGCGAAGACTTTCACCAGTTTCACGAGTTCTTTGCAATGATCTACGGCGACGTCGAGTCGTCGATCGATCCTACTGCCGAGAACATCCGCAAACTCGGATTCGATGCACCGTTGAACCTCAGCGACATGTGCGCAACCACGATGATTCGCGATGAGTCGTTTACTGGCAACCCCATGGACATGACCGCCGCGCTGCTTTCTGCTAACGACGTCATCATCGCCAGGATCTTCAGTGCATTCGCCGTTGCAGCAGAGTGCAATGAACAGGCGATAGCGAACTACTTGGCTGATCGTCTTGATAAGCATCAGAAGTGGGCGTGGCAGATGAAGTCAATTCTCAACATTGACGGCCAGGTCGCGCCGGGAAAATTAGAGGCTGATCTTCTTCTAACAGCACCTGCAATGCAGAGTGTAGAAGATCAGCCATTCGAGCTAACGCGCCCGGTTCGGTTCTCGGAAAGAACCGAACTGGCGCTGCTCAATCGTGTCGATGCGCACAACAAGGTGGCTCAGCCTGGCAAGCGCACGACACTTTCGACCATAAAGGCTGTTTATCGCAGAGGCGCAACGTCCTTTTCGACGTCGTCTTCATCTCACATGTCTCGCGATCAATGGGCGATGGCCCGCGTCGATGGACACTTGTCGGCGCTTCGCACCGGTAAGGTCAAGTCCGGATACCGAGCGCTTGATCGCGACCTACTTCCGAACGGACATCCGCTTGCCGACACCTCAAGCGTGACAGCGTCGGCAAGCGTCAAGGCAAGTCTTACAGTGACGCTGAAGGATCCTGCCGAGTACGCAAGCGCAGAGGAAGCTATCGTTGCGCTGGCTGAGTTTTCTGGCCAGGGCTACGAGATCGTTCCAGCGCTCCGCGCAACGTGGAAGCGCGCGGTCAACGACGGCGAAAAAGCGTACGATAGAGCATACGAACTTGCTACGCGGCTATATGACAGCCGCGATAGTGATCTGCTACCCAACTTGGACTGAGACAGACAGGCTGTTATGAAAAAGAGTAGCAACAAGACGGCAAAAACGCAGTTCATTCACTACCACGGTGCACGACTGCGTTCACAGATCGTTCTTCGCGTAAATGCCGCCAATGCCGAGGCGTTGCCTGAGCGTCGCGTGCCGATCAAGGCCGCGATCACTGTGGCCAACCGTGACCTCGCGTTTACGACACGTTTGCAGCCTGAGGCCAGAGTGTTCTCTGCGCTTCGAGCCGTGAACGCGCATGTTGCTCTCTCGATTCGCAATAAGCAGACAACAGGCGCTCTTCGCAACGCCGACCTGCTACCTGTCGGGCACCCTGCGTCGACTAAGCCTCACGCGATGACTGCATCGGCTCTTCGCCGCGCGCACGCGCAGTGGCTTGCGGCTGATACGGCGATTGACCCGGCAATTCGTCCACTTGTTGCTTCTGCGTTTAGTGCACTCCCTGGATCTGCTCAGCGTGATCACGCATTCGCACGTCTTGCTCTCTCGAGCGCGCCGATCTACGTCACAGCTGATCCGCTGAAGCTCAATCCAATTATTGCGGTTGCCGGATTTGGAATGGGTGGAAACTCTTCCGCCGCGCGTTCAGCACGCGCACGCATGCAGCGCCGTGACCGATACGGTCGGTTTGCCTTCATGGGCGGCGGGTTCATCTTTAACGTGCGCATGCCGGACATGAGTTTCCGCACTGTATCTGGTCGAGTTGTCGGCGCGTCCGGAACTGATGCCATTGAAGTTGAGCTCACAGATACAGGTGTTCTACCTGACGGAATCTACTCGCTTCCTTCTGTAAAAGGTGAAACAGCTCGCGCCATTCTTTCACGTCCGTTTCTCGATAAACTTCCCGGCGTAAAGAGTAGAGCAACAGGTAGCGACAAGGTTTTTGTTGATTCATCTGAACTTGCTCGTCTTGATCAGCCCACAGGTTGGACAAAAGTCAAGACAGAAGGCAACCTCGAAACGTACGTCTCAGACGACGGTTACTTTGCGCTGAAGCAGCTTGGCGACGCGCCTGCGTACGAACTTCACCGTGCGAACCTCGATAACAACTCTGTTGGCGACCTTGTCAAGCGTGGCAAGTCGTGGGCTGATGTTCAGAAAGCAGCGAAGAGCGACTCGAATAAATACGAGACTGTAAAGAGAAATGCTGAAAAGATTGAAAAGTCTGGGCAGAAAGCGCCGCCCTCAGCAGGCGACTCCGGCGAGCCGTACGATGCGCTTCTCGATGGAATGTTTGAAGACGGGTGGACACAGGATGCTCCCGGCTTTAAGGCAGAATTTAAGAAACGGCTTTATGATGAAAAGCCAAGCTATTCAGAGAAGAAAGCTGAAGCTTGGATTCAGAAGCAGATAAAGAATCCGACATTTTCTTCGTTCGACAATCCCGAGTGGCAAAAGGCTGTTGACTTTGCTCGTCAGAACCCGACAGACGATCTTCGAAAGAAGATCGCCAACAGCAAGTCTGACATGTTTACGCCTAAGCAGTACAAGGCGCTACTTAAGAATGTCTCAAAGGATCCTGCGTACGCGTCGTTTGACGGCACGCCTGGCATTCTAGATGAAGCCGGCAAAGCCGACCTTGTCGCATGGGCTGGAGGTCTCGACGGTGGAACAATTGATCGTCCGTACTTCTCAACGGACAGCAACCAGATCATCTCGAACGGCATCTCTCTGAGCGTTGCAACGAATATAAGCAACTTCGTGCAGGCGATGTCAGATGGCGACTACATCAGCACGAACACTTGGTATCGGATGGCCGACGCTAAGCGTGCACTTGACACGCCTTACGGCAAGACAACAAGTTCAGTTACGCCAAATGGTGCCGGCTACATCTCTGGTGAAGCCAAAAGCCCCTATGTGATGCAGGACTTTGCTGGCGTTGATCTGCCGGACTACGAACCGTCAATGGTTTCAGGAGCCATGGACAAGGCTGATGACGCCCTTGACGCCGCTGACGATGCGCCGCTTGGGTCTAAGTTCCGTGAATTCATGCTTTCAAGAGCACAGACGTGGAGCGATCTCATCGGTCGCGTCCTCGATGGTACACGCGCAAAGCCTGAGGATCGTACAGGGCACGAAAATCTAGTTGCAGACATTGAAGCTGTCCGTAACGCAAAAGAAGTAGACGTTCTTCCTGAAACGAAGATCTACCCGCCCGAAGGCAAAGATCAGAAGAAAGAACAACTTCCTCCGCCTAGCGTAGCCGAGCGTCAGGTACTTCCTCCGCCCACGCCCGGCGAGCAAAAGCAACCGCTTCCTCCGCCCACGCTACCTCCGGCTGCCGAAGCGCCGAGCGCTGCAAAAATTGATCGCGATGAAGTGCGCTGGGACGCTACAAAGGGCGAGTACACCGACCCGAGCGGCGATCCTCTGACGCAAGATCAGGTGGAAAGCGCCGGTCTTGATCCGTCACTGCGTGATGCCCCTGCTGCTGATATTCCAGAGCTCGAAAAGCCTGCAGAGACCGCGCCGACACCCGAGCCCGAGCCGGCTAAGCCGATCTCTTGGAACGGTGGAACGATCCGCGCCGACAAGGACGGGATCGCGGTTGGCTACGGCTACTCATGGGGCACAGCCGATCAAATTCGTGATGGAAGTTTGACGCCTCCCGTATTGCCGCTGTTCATTCCACTTGAAGGCGACACAAAGTCAGACGAAAACGGCGAAGGTTACTACTTCGCTGAAAACGGAAAGCGCTACTGGGGTAAGTACGGTGGCGCCGGCATTCTTCCTCGCACCGTAGGCGAAGACGGTGTCCCCCGCTACATGCTTGGCAAGCGTGCGACGTGGGTGTCCGGTGGCGGCGGCAAGTGGGGCTTCCCAGGCGGCGCGTACAAGGACCGCGACTCTGCGAATGATCCCGTAGGAACTGCACTCGAGGAACTCAGCGAAGAGCTGAACATGAACCTCGACTACACACCTGAAGTAAAGGGTGTGCATGTAAACCAAGTCGAGCCCGGTTGGGGATACAGCACTGTCATCGCTGATATCAAGCCTGAGGACAAAGACAAGTACAAGATCGACGGCTATGAAACAACTGACGCTGGATACTTCACAGCCGATGAGATTCTCGCCATGCGCGATCGCGGTGAGCTGCACCCTGCGGTCGCGGACACGATTGACGATATTCTAAAGCAGGCTGAAGCCGGCGCTCCCGAACAGGTCGCTCCAGAAGTAAACGCTCCGGAGGCCGCTGAACCTGCTGCTGCTGCGCTGCCGACAGGTAGCCCAAGAGATATTACCGGGAAGTCGCCACAGGACAAGATCGCGCAGATCGAACAAGCAATCGCCGACGGCACTCAGGTTCGATTCGACTACAACGGTAAAGAGCGCACATTCACGCCGACTGGCTCGTGGGTCAACAATCAGACCGGAAACACCAATGTCATCGGCATTGATGATAGCGGCGAAAAGCGAACGTTTACTGTCGAAAAGATGGTCGAAAAGAAGACCGCTCCAGAAATCCCGGAAGACGCATCGCCTCTTATCGGCGAAACAGTCGGCAATCTTCGTTCGCAAATTGAAGATGCTATAGGAAGCAAGTCACCAATTCGGTTTGACTATAACGGAAAAGAACGTGTGTTCACTCCGGAACGCATCTACACCAATCCAAACACTGGAACTACTAATGTTGTTGGATTTAGCCATGGTGACGGAGAAGATCGTACATTTATCGTTGACAAGATTGACGCGCTACCTGTAGAGGTAAACGATGCGTCAGTGGACGACACCATGGATAAATCAGCGTTTGACGCTGCATTTGACAGCATCATGGACACGCCTCCTGGCGCGTACAAGGTAGATATCTTTAGAGAGTACCAACCGCAGGGACGCACAAACGAGAAGAGTGCAGACTTTACAGACGACCCCGTCGTACTTTCCTCTATGTTTGAAGTCGACGAACTGGCCCAGGCTCTTAAAGAGGCTATTCTTCCTTCAAGTAACGGAGAACCGGCTTCAGGATCAGGAACACTTGAGTTCAGAGATGGTCCAGAATCTGTAAAAGCCGAGGCCCTGTTCGAGGCGATCAACAACCAAGGCCATGACGGTGACTTGATTGTCGCGGCAATATATGACTCAAAGCTCGATCCAAACCGCGAAATGACCAACGTTGAGCGGATCAATGCCGAAGTCACCGGCATGCTTGATAAGCCTGAGTCAAACCCGTTCCGCAATGAAATTCCGGTAACGAACGAAACGCTGGAGCGACTTCGCGAGCCGGAGATTCGTCAGCAGCCAAAGATGACGCCATTTGCCGCGAACGTCGATCGCGTGACTCATGAAATCATGGATTTTGTCGAGACAAACGACAAATACGCCGAAATAGGCAAGGTTCTACAAGATCTGCAAGACCTAACTAAAGAGCCTACGAGTTGGAATATTGGAAGAGATCTTGAGAATACTCTTGAAAAACTTCTACCGTACGCTCTAAGTAAAAATTCAGAAGAGAATGCGGCATTCGCTGGCTTCTGGGGAATGTTGCTTTCTCTCGACGGCGGCGATTCAGGCATTGAAGAGCACCTCAAGACGCCGTGGCCAAGACCCGGCTCTGAAGAGAGTACTGATCAAATTTTCAATGCGATCTTTAGGCATATTGGCGGCGACGATACTAATGTTGACGAGAATCTTGTCAACGAAGCAAAGCAACTTTACGATCAAATAGGCGCAGACTACGGTGGCTTCGACCACTTCAATCGAGAGCGTAATGACATTCTTAATGGCTACCTTCCGTTCGAACGCGGCGATACCGTCGGCCACTTCTTCCGTTTGACGAAGGCTGCAGCAAAGCCAAATGAAGTACCTCTGTATCGCGTTGTCTATGTAGATAACAATGATTCAGATCTTCTTGATCTATATACGACTGAAGGTTCAAGGTTCGGGTTTGAGCCTAGGTCCTGGGGAGACCGCGATCTTACAGATGGATCATGGGATTCGCAGATGATCCACGCTGGTCGTCCAGGCTCTCGTGTAGTTTTTGAAGCGCTACCTGGAGAACTTGATTCGATCGAGGCTAAAAAATTCTCGTGGTTCCCTGAAAATGAGCACTTCGGATATGGCGATCTTGAAGTAGTTTCTGTGCGCAAGCAACCTCTAGCCTATGGGAAAACCGGCGATGAATACGTCGTGCAAGTTCGCCGCACGCCGAAACAGCCTTCTGCACAAGAGGTTGTAGAAACTGCTGTTCCAGAAGAAACTCCTAACGCGCCGAGTGCTCAAGAACAAAAAGCTCCCAGCAAAATTGCGTACACTGGGATGGAAAACTGGAAACAGTTTGCAGCTGGAACTGGTAGCAACCAAGGTGGGTTCTTTAGGGATCCGCAAGGCAATGAGTACTATGTAAAGGTTCCTAGGTCGCAATCGCACGCTGAGGTAGAGGCGCTTGCCGCGTCATTCTATGAAGAACTCGGCGTCAACGTTGCAGGCACCGGACTAGGAGACAAGAACGGCGAACTTAGAATCGTCTCTCCTCTAGTTCCAAATGCTGACACTAGCGGCTTTATCGACGCGATGGACGTCAATGATTCGAAGATTCTTGATGCAGTTCGCGAGGACTTTGTTGTTGACGCGTGGCTAGGAAACTACGACGTTATTGGCTATGTTGCCGATGGTTCAACAAACATCGTTCTCGACAAGAATGGAGAGCCCGTTCGCGTTGACCAGGGCGGCACTCTTATTTGGTCGGCAACAGGAAAGCCTAAGGGTGGGCTCTTCGCTCGTAACGCGAACCACCTCGACATCATGCGTGATCCTGATACGTATCCGCAAGCGGCCCGGGTGTTCGAAGGCGCGACAGACGAGCAGCTTCGCATCGGTGCGATGAAGGTCAGAGACATCGCACCGTCTCGCATTGACGAGATGGTTGATCAGATGATCAGCGATCCAGAGCAAGCGGCGCTGATCAAAGATAAGTTGAAGTCTCGCCGTCAAGACATCATCGATCGGTTCAACCTTCCTGAAGGAAATGAAGATCCGAACCTCTTCCCCGAACCCGTACCGCTCACGGAGTCCATGGGCTTTGAGGCGCAGGACCTTCAGCCTGGAGACATCACAGCCGGAGATTCTTTCGTCATTGAAAAAGTCTTCCGCGACGAGTCCACTCCTAAGGGCAAGGTAAGCGTTCAGGGCTATTACCCCGGGCACGAATCACAACGCAAAGAGTGGAACGAGTCGACAACAATCGACGCTGCTCGTGGCAGCACTTTGCCGCCAAAGGGCGATAAGCCTGCACTTCACCGTCCGTCTGCGCCAAAGAAGCCAAAGCAAGGTGGCTTCACTGGTCAGATGGAAGAAATGCTGACAGGTGTCGACAACTGGCAAGAAGCAGCTGATGTCATTCGTGGCACAGAAATGGTTTTCTTTGATTATGAGACTACAGGAATCCGCACAGCAGACACTCCGGACGAGCTGAATCGACCTGTGCAACTTGGCGCTGTTCGCGTCCGCGACGGAAAGGTTGTCGAGCGATTCAACGTCTACATGAATCCTGAGTTCCGCCTTTCTGGTTGGTCAAGAGACAACCTTTTCCAAGGTGATGGACAGCCTGTTACAGACGAGTTCTTGGCACAGCAAATGAGCATGGCCGAAGCTCACAGGCAGTTCATTGAGTTCGCAGGCGAAAGCCCAATTCTCGGTGGCCAAAACGTGCCATTTGATCTTGAGGTTCTTCAGCGAACGCTGAGTGAGCAGGGTCTAGAGATGAACATCGCCGGCACCATCGACTCGATGGACATGGCAGGTTCTACGCTTCCAAAGTGGACAAAGGCCAATCCAGACGGGCCTTTCATTGAGACATCTTCTGGTCAGATCCGCGCAAGTAAGTCTCTTGGCCCGGTTGCTGACTACCTAAATGTCGGCATCTCTGGCTGGCACAGTGCTGATGTCGATGCCGAAGCGTCTTGGAACATCATCGACGCGATGCTTACACGTGCTATTGATAAGCCGGACACGCCTACAGATCTACTGGACGCTGACGGCAGATTCGAAGCAAGAAAGCTCGATAAGGCCGAGTATGACGCAGCACTTGAGCAGTACAAAGACGATCTTGCTCAGTACGAGATGGACAAGGCTGTCGCCGCCGCTTGGAACTGCGGCACTGCCGGACTAACCGCCTCCATCGGATCAAACGGCCCGTGCTCGACGCCTGACCCCGACGATCTCATCAAAGCTGCGACGCCGCAGCCGGACGACGGCGTGGACCCTGACGGCTTGCCGTCTAGCCTTGCTGGATCGCAAAACATTGACCACCATAGCGGTGACGGCGTTGATGTACGCGATCCGTACGCTGATGAAAAGTTCCCGCCGACAGAACAGCAGCGCGAGATCATCGATGCTGTGATGACAGGCGAAGACACGGTTGTTCGTGCACTTGCTGGAACTGGAAAGACAAGCACGCTTCAGCTTATTGCGCGTCGATTCAAGAAGGAAAAGCCAAAAGATCGAATCATCTACGTAGCATTCAACAAGGGAATCCAAGAAGAAGCTGCTGGAAAGTTCCCAGACAACGTTGAAGCGCGTACCGCTGACTCAATTGCTTGGGCTGCTGTCGGCAAAGATATCACTGACAAGCGTAAAAATAATAAGTCAAATGTCTTTCCGTCTGAAGTTGCAAAGCGCTTTGGTATCACAAGTATCACGATAAATCGTGGCACTGACGAAGAGCAGACACTGACCCCTCGCGAGACCGTCGCTCTCGTAAAGAAAGGGATCAACAACTTTGGAATCAGTGCCGATGATGAAATTAGTCCGCGCCACTTCGATCTAGTCGATCCGCCACAGGAGCTCGTCGACTGGGCAAACATGATGTGGGACGACCTAAACGATCCCAAAGGTTGGCTACCAGTCACAAACACGCACGTCACTAAGATGTGGGCTCTTTCTCGTCCCGATCTGTCAAAGCAGGGCGCCGGGCTTAAGACTCCTGCCAATACAATCTTCTTCGACGAAGCACAAGACATCAACCCCGTCATCGGTAAGGTTATCGCCGACCAGAGCATCCAAAAGGTGTATGTCGGCGACGGCAATCAAGCGATTTACGCATTCCGTGGAGCGGAAGACGAACTTCAAAAGGTCGAGGCAACTCACGATCTACCACTGACGAAGTCTTGGAGATTTGGTCCTCAAGTCGCTGGAATCGGCAACAGGTTCTTGTCGCTTCTAGGTTCAAAGTACCGCATCGAGGGTGCTGGGCCTGATGGCGAAATAGTTGACCGTGGATCGATGGACAACGCAGATGCCGTGCTCGTGCGTTCAAACGCCGGTGCCATAAAGGCGATCTTTGATCAACTCGAACTTGGTCGTACGGTTGGCGTTTCTGCTAACTACAAGAACAGCCTTGAGGACTTCAGCGACACAGCTCGTTGGCTGATGGACGGTGCCTTCCCTGCTGAAAAGCCAAAGAATATAAGCGATGAATTGGCGCAGTACCGTTCCTGGGATGAGGTTCTCAAGGATGCGAAAGACGGCGAAAATCGCCGCCTCAAACTGTTCGTAGACCTGATCGACGAGATTGGTATCGACGGTCTAAACGACATGCTTAGCCGGGTCAAAGTCCATAAGGGCGGTGAAGACGGTAAAGCAAAGCCAGTCGATCTTGTCGATGCTGTAGACATGAGCAGCGGCATGAGTGGCCTTGTCGTTGATACGCCAAAGGGCCCGTTGAACTACTCTGTAACTGGCGACACCATCGCTCTTGGTGGCGCCACGTTTGACGTAAAAGATCAGATCAAAGCTGCTGGATTTGCTTGGAATAAGGACAACAAGACCTGGGTTCGCAGCGTTTCGTCCCCTGAAGGCCGAGCGGATGCAGTCAACAAGCTGAAGAAATCGCTTTCAGGTGGAGATGAAGGCATCGATGTTGTTGTCACGACAGCACACCGCTCAAAGGGTCTTGAATGGGACAATGTCAAGATCTATGACGACTTCTGGGGCCCGCGCATTGACAAGAACACTGGCGAGACGATCATGCCGTCTCCCGAAGAAATGCGTCTCGCGTATGTCGCTGTAACTCGCGCTAAGAAGCGTCTCGATCCTGGTGCGCTGGACTGGGTCTATGGCTACACATCGAATGACGACGAGTTGCCGAATGTTCCGGGCAAGAACGTGCCTGAAGGATTCGCGCCGCCGACAGGCGAGCCCGTTGATTTCATGGCTCCGCCGACAGGTCCCGCCGTTGACCTTCCGCCACCTGGCGCACCCGAGGCACCTAACGCGCCGGAGGTTCCAGAAACTCCGCAGGCACCTGAAGCGCCTGAGGTACCTGAGGTATCTGAAGCGCCTAATGCGCCTGAAGTTGTAGAGACTCCGCAAGCTCCTGAGGCGCCTGCCGCCATTGACCCAGCTGTTCGTAAAGCTGAGCTCGACAAGTACGAACTTGTTGACAATGGTGACGGTGAGTGGGACGCTAAGGGCAACGAATCAAGCTACCTGCGCGAAGACTACTACGGCAATTGGGACGTCACAGTTGACAACGTCAATGTTGGAAACAAGAAGACTCTCGAAGAGGCACAGGCGTTCTACAACGAAAAAGTCGCTGAGGCTGTCGACGCGAAGCTCAACGCAGAGCTGCAGTCTACAGAAGAGCGAAATGCCGCCACACCTGAAGTTCCTCATGAGGAAGTTTCTGCCGGCGAAACCGGTACCCCTGAGACGCCGGACGGTGTAGAGCCGACTGGTAGTCTGCCGCCTGTCAACACTCCCGAATTCGACGAGCAAATGTCAGAGATCGTTGCAGATCTCAATGACACACTCGATGCTCTAAAGGGAATGCCAAGCCAAACGAAGCAGTTCAAGGACCTTCTTAACGAAGCACTTGACATCGCTGATCGCTATACAAAGGGCGACATCACGTTCGAAGAGGCCGCAAGCGAGCTTCAAGATCTCAGCGCCAAGCTCGACGGGTTGCCTGAAAAGGGACCAAACACTATATTCACTCGTGCGAGCATCACTAACTTGCATCGTCTCTTCGCTGACCGTCCGATCGGAAAGGGTCTTCCTCCTGACGGCAGCGGCCTCGGCTATAGCAAGGAAGGAATCTTCATCACTCCCGGCATGCGTGTCCGAGACAAGTGGGGATTTGCTGGAACCGTTATTCGCTACAATGAAGCAGACTACATCAACGTCTACATCATTCAAGACGTCGATCCTCGTGATCCGGACAAGGTCAAGAAAGGTAAGTGGGGCCCGAAGGCCAACACCACTTCAAAGAACACAAAGACCTTGACTGTGATCAAGGAAGGCGACGACAATTCTCCGTGGCTGGACACTGGCAAGGTTCCCGAAAGTAAGAAGCCTAAGAACCTCGAAGAGCAACTACGACTGCTCGAAGAAATGAATGGCCGTGATGACGGCGAGGGTCCCGTCGGTGTTGTTGAACCCGGCCCCGCGCCTGATAGTGGAGGCGGAGGAGAGGCTGGAGAGCCTGAAGCCGGTACAACAGAAGCTCTACGTGAGAATGTCGAAGAGCAGAAAAAGGAAGAGGCTTGGGCCGGCGGCGAAGAGGAACGCAAGCCGGCGCCAAGCAATGGAATTCAGCAAGTACCAGCGACTGATGCCGAGCCTGGACCGCTAAAGCCGTCGCCAAACGACGGCAAGTACGGATTTAGCGTCGGCGACACTCTCACATATCGTGCCACAGGTGGTGATCTAAGAACAGGCACCGTTGTCGAGATCCAAGATGATGTCAAAAATGGCGAACCGGGTTTTGTAATCCGCAATAGCGATGGAACAGAATTTTGGGGCTATAACGACCAAATCGAATCAATAAAAAAAGCTGAAGAGAAGCCAAAACCAGCTTTCGCTCCTCCGTCAGGCGCCCCAGTCAACACGCCTGAAATGACAACAAAGCTCGGTACGCACGTCGCGACACCCGACCTCACGCAGGAGGGTTCGAACGCCGCTCCAGATCACACACCGCGCGACAAAGAGTTGCTCGAAAAGATGATCGCCGAGGGACCGAACGCCGTTGGATCAGAGTTCACCGCAAATTGGGTCAATCACCTCGCTGAGTTTAGAGATTCTGGAGTAGTTGATCAAGAAGCTACAAATGCGATAGAGATGATTGAAATGCTTGGAGATTCTGACGCACTCTATGCCGCATCAGAAGAATTCGCGTTGCTGCAGAACCTACGCGCTGGAATAGCAATATTCACAGAGGCTGGTCCGCAAGAAGCAATGAAGGAGACTTCAACATTCAAAAGAACTCCAAAAGACAAGCCGATAACGGGCGTTGAAGATTACGTCTACATGACCATGATCGGTAAAGGAAAGCTCACGCCTGAGTCGTTCTACACTGACCTTGCTCGGTACTACGACGATCCATCGCTGATTGACAAAGAGATGACGCCGGCGTCAGCATTCCTGCGGGCAATGCGTTCGGCTGGCGTAAAAGAGAACACGTCATACGCCCGTTGGGTCAAGTTTGACGTGCCGCTCAATGATGAATCGCACCCGCTGCATCAGTTGTCGTACGTCGGCCAAGAGTTCGATCTTCGTCCGTCTTCGTGGACTTTCGAGAACAACCTAGGAAACGTAGTCAGAGAATTTGACAATGGCGCTTTTCAAGGATCGCCGTCTGACTATGCTAAGTCACAGCTTTTGGACACTGGAGATGTCGTACTCGTAGTTGATGGTGTTCAAGCATTTAATATTTCTGGAACGTCAGCACTCCCCTACGAAGTCGAGTCTGTCGTGTCAAACGGCAAATACCGCGTCGTTTCGGTTGAGCCGTACATGATGCCACTCTCTGTTGACGAAGAATACGGCGAGATCACAGAGTTTCTTCCAACAACAAGAATTCGTCTTGAATCAATAGACAAGCCACCCGCTACTGAAACTCCAGAACCTGTCGCGCCCGAGCCCGTAGAAGCACCTGAAGTCGATCCAAACGTGCTTCCTATCGGTGACTTTAGTTCATCGCACATTGAAGGTTCTGGGTCGCTTCAAGAGGCAATGAGTAAGACGTCAGGGACGCCGCAAGCGATCATGGCGTCACTTGTCGACGGCGATGACATTGAGGACCTTGTGGTAAAAGTCAGCGTACTTGAGAGGTTCGGCTCAAAGTCGGACGACCTCGGTGGACAGGAACTTCGCCACGTAATGACATTAAAGCTTACTGAAGCTACTGGATTTAAGCTCTACAACAAGGCGCGTGGCAAAAAAGACGGATGGAAACAGCATAAAGAAGGTTCAGGAATCGAATACAGAACATTCGATCCTGTATCAGGAACATTTAGTTCAGACCCAAGCAAAATGTCTTGGTCTGATTACGTGTACGGCGCAAATACAGAAGCATTTGAGTATCTCGATCCTGACAAGCGATTTCGTATCGTTGCGATGCCAAGAGATTTTTCGCAACTGCATGGCCAGAAACCTAGTGTGACGGCTAACGCTGTCAACATAGAGTTTAGTGAAACGTATCCGTCAGACGAGGCAGTCCAAGACGCGCTTGCTGTGTTAGGGGTCAAAGAACCACGTCAGGCCGCGCCGGCTGATCTTCATCTTGCTGTTGGAAAAAAACTCATACGATCACTTTCTGGAGTTCGAAATCCAACTGATGCAGAATACTACCTTGCTCAGATTAAAAAAGATTTTGGCGTAGCACCTGAAGACTTTACAGTCAGAACCAACTCATCTGGTTTTATCGACGTTCTCGGTCCACAAGAGTTAGCTGACAAGATCATTGAAAAAACTAAATTAAGCGGTCTAACTCACGACTTTAGTCTGCATGGCGTAACAGCTGAAAGAAAAGCCGAATATCTTGTAAACATCATTTTGAACGGGGACAACAGCCCGGGAGCTTTGATGTCAGCGGCTCAGCGATTCCAACTTGGACTCATTTACGAAGGTCTTAGCACGTCTGACGACCTTAAGTCAGGTGCAGGTGACTACGTGTTTCTTTCTCAAAAAGGAGAGATGCAGAGTCCGCATCTCATAGACGAGCACCTAACATATTCTGGAACAGCTACAGTGATCTTCGATGATCACAAAGTGCTTCGTAGAGTTGACACGTGGGCCAACAGCGATGATCTATTTGGCGCTACCGCAGCACATGACGACTATCTTGCTAACATTGGCACTGGATACTACGAGTTTATGCTCAAGAACCACGCGTCGCTGTTGGACGCAACAGCCATCGTTGTCAGTGAAGACCAAAGAACTGTGGTCCTTGATCTTCTTAGACAAAGAAACGTCTCCGAAATCAACGGAATCCCAATTGAAGATTTCATTGGAATCGCAGGACGAGGACCAGTAACTGAAAGAGGCCGTTTTGAGAAAGCAGAACTTGAAAAATTTGGAGAGCGCTTAGTAGAGGACGCGCCGAACGCTCGTGACTTTATTGAATCGGCAAGAGACGATCGAAACGGCCCTCTTTCTAATAACTACGACCTTTGGGGCATGGATAATTTGGGTGGCGTAACAGGCGTCCCAAAGATCGCACTCTACAATCCAAAGACAGGTCAAATTATTGCGTACAAAACAACAGGCAACGGCACTCCATTAGTCTTTCGCATAGAGAGTTTCAACAGTACTGAGCCAAGAAGACTTGCAATACTTGGTCTTCAAGAAGTACAAGCTTTAGATCCTGACAGTCCTAAATGGGTAAAGTTTGGAAAATACGGACATTCAGGTGAGGAACTAGCAGGATTTGACCTAGCTCAAGATCGTCTTAAAACAGTCGATGCGATTATGTACGCGTTTAGGGGCGGTCAAATGAGTGGAGAGGATGTGTACGACGCTCTTCTAGTAATGCTTCGTCTTGATCTCCCAGACGATGTCAGAACAATGATTGTTAATTACCTATATGGAAGCTCCGGTGGATTGAAGAAATTCGGTCCAGCTTACCGCTAGTCGTGGGAGAATCTAAGCATGACTCGTAAACTAAAGCTACTCGACACGTCTGGGCCGAATGCTGACAGAAATGAACTTTCTGAAGTAGCAATTTTCGAGTGCCTGTCTGGCGCGTATGACGGTAGAAAACGTGTCATCTACGCTGCATATGATCTAAGCAAATCGCCTAATTCTTTAATGTACGGCCCGAACGGCGCTGTAATGATCGTCAGTCCAACAGGGCAAGGACAGTATCCTCTAGACAAAAACTCAAAGTTTGTCTTTAGCGAAGAACAGGGTCTCTTTAAATTCTCGAGCGGTGGCGTTGAGTATATGATTAGAGCAATCGAGGATGACGACATTCCTGGCGTCAAAATCGCTGATGATTCAAGTAAGGACACCGAAAAGTGACTACAGATACCGGTCAAAAACTTAGGTGGCCACAGCAATTGCAACAAGGCGATGACCTGTATGCAGTAGAAGATACAGACACTGGCGAGGTCGAATACCTAGTTTTTTCAAGCATTGAAAAGCGCGCGACATTTGTCCGCGAGCGCGGTGGTTGGATAAAGGTTGATGCGGAGTTCATCAATGACATTGACGATCCAAAGTACTCTCTAGACTTTGTCGATGCTGAGTTCATTGATCAATATGACAAAATGCAGATGTCAATCCCTGTTGATCGAATTCAACAGAAGCCTGCGAAAAGCGCTGTCACGGCGGCTGCCGACGACAAGTGCCCTGTCGCAACATCGGACATCACAGTCAACCTAAAGAATCGCAAACGCGCAATAAAAGCCGCTGCGTACGGTCCTCTAAATCCGAACGAAGACAACGACGAATTTTGGCAGCAAAAAGCTGACAACTGGTCGGTAACTCCTGACGAAGCAAAAAAGAGTCTCTGCGGTAATTGCGTCTTTTTTGTGGTCACTACGAAGATGAGAGACTGCATCGCGAGCGGGCTCGAGCAAGGCGACTCCAGTAGGCAGAATGCGTGGGACGCAATTGATGCGGCCGAACTTGGCTACTGTGAGGCATTCGATTTCAAGTGCGCGGCAAGCCGCACATGTGACGCGTGGGCCGTTGGTGGCCCGATCACTGATGAATCTACTAAGAGCGAGGGTGCTGAACAATGATCGAGCTCTACGGAGAAGCAGAGCGCTACGCGCTTTTTGCTGATGGGTCTAACGCCGTCGTTATCGACAAGCTAATGAATATGGTTGAAGAGGTCGGACTGCTGTCTGACCTTCTCGTGCTACAGCCGTGGAACCAAGATGTTCAGCAAGCAGATGATATTCATTCTGAGCTAGCTGCCGGCGCACTTTCTGATCTTTCAGTGCAGACAATTACCGCTTCTGCTAGGATGTACACAATTCCTAAGGGTGCTCAGGAAGAGGCTAAAAAGGCCCTTGAATGGCACAAGGAGCATCATCGCGGCGGGACTCCTGTCGGACTGAACACCGCACGCATACTTGCAAACGGTGGCCAGATCGGACTCAATAAGGTACGTCACATTGCGAAGTACTTCCCGCGACACGAGGTCGACAAGAAGGCACCTGGGTACAGACCCGGTCATAAGAACTATCCCTCGAACGGACGGATTGCGTGGGCTCTTTGGGGCGGCGACGCGGCGTGGAAGTGGGCTAAGCAGATCGTCGAGCGCGAGAATAAGGCCGTATCTGCAGGCGGCTTCGTATCCAAGAACAATGAAGATATCTACGAAAACTACGGCACAGATATCGACATGTTCGAGATGGGTCGCGCATACGAGGGCCAACCAAACGCGCCTGAGTTTGCGGCACGAGTTCGACTTGACGGCGCCGGAATTGATCGTCTATATATGATCAACCAAGAAGGCCAAGCGTTCGTTTGGGACGGAGCCGGCTGGGACGATCTAGGACATTCAGGTTCCGACATTGCGACCTTCGACCGGTCGCTGGATCATCCACACGATACGTGCGAAAAGCATCACATACTTATTGATCCTGAATCTGCCTTGATCATTTCTGCACGACTTCAGGAGCGACCGTTCACGTCTGTGCAGGTCGAAGACCTCGACGACTATGAGGCCGAACTTGTTGCCGCTGCCGCTGATGAAATTGACTGGGTACTTGTCGATTCGACAATCATAGCGGCCGGTGAAGTGCTTCCTCCCGCTCCTCCGACTAGTGCTACACCTGACGGCTACACTCCGAAAGAGCGTGCAGCAAACGCTAAGCGCCAAGTCCGCGATAAGGGCGGCAAGTTCGCGAAGATGGGCGGTCGTGTTTCTGTCGGCGGTGATCCGACAAAGACCGGTAGCATCACGAGAATCAACCAGCAGACCGGCACCGTGACCGTGAAAATGGACGACGGTTCGACTCAGGAAGTTCCGGCCACGCAGACAGAGGCGTACGCTCCTGAAAACGTTCCGACAATGGTGCAACAACCTGAGGACCCGAAGACAGATCAAGCGCCACTCGATACGTCTGGAATTCTTGGCCAGCCGCGAGCGCCAATTGATCGACCGAATGCCACTATTCCTGGCGGACTACCGGCTCTTGGTCCGGCTGATCTTCAGCAGATCATTTCTGACTTCCCTGCGTGGGTCGCGTCGCAGCGTGGAAAAGTTCAACCAGCCAACGCGCCCGCCACGCCAGCAGGAAGCACAGCAAACGGGCCAAAGACGGTTCAAGCTCCTGGCGACAATGCTCCGAAACATGAGCGCAGCGACTACCTTAAGGGTCTTGAAAAGTCGTCTGGTCATCGTCTATACGACAGTGCATACGACCATCCTCTTCTTCAGAATTGGCTCAAGAAACCTGGAAATAGTCTCTGGTACAGCCCGATCACTTCAGCTGCGACGACTGAAAAGCCTGAAGTAGATGCTGAGCAAAAGCCTGTTGAAGGCCTTGGTGAGCCGCTGACGCCTGAAACAAGCGATGTGCAGCCTCTTCACATTGCAGTTGTTTCGCCTGATGACCCCGCCGCTGTCATGGATCTCGTCGCTGTAATTCCGGCGTCGACGAACTCGACGGTACCGACAACATTTAAGCGTGTTGACGGCAAGTGGGTTCAGGATGAGCAGATCATGTCTGACCTCAAGTCAGCGACGCCACCGCCTGTCGTTGCATTGAACGAAGAGGTCTACCAAGACGTTCTTCAGCAGGTCGACAGTGTAGTCACAGCGTCGGCACACCTTGAACTTAGCAGCATTGGAAAAAGACTTCTCGAACTGCAGACTGCTGAGATCAATCCTCTTCTTGCAGAAGGTGGAGCTGATCGCAACAGAGGCAATGCCGAAAAGCTACGTCACTACTGGCTCTATGGCCGCGGCGCGTTGAAGATCCGCTGGAACACTCCTGGCGACTGGACGCGTTGCTATCATCACCTCATTAAGTACATGGGCGTTCGCGCAAAAGGCTACTGCGCACTTCGCCACAAGGAAGCAACCGGCGTGTGGACTGGTAGTAAGTTCAACGTCGGCAAGCGGAATATCCGTTCAAGTGCGTTTACTGCATTTGATGTCGCAGACGAAGCTCAAGTGATCGAGCAAGCAAGACTCAGAGCCGCTATTGCAGATGCGAAGAATCGTGTAGTCGTCGCTAGCGGCAACGGGATCGAGACTCCGATGTACGGAGCAAAGTTTGTCATTCCTCTTGTAATTCCAGAAGATACTGAGACAGGCGATGGTCGAATCTTTAGAAAGGGTTCGATCAACACGCGCACGCTTCCGCTGCCTCTACTGTGGCAGATCAAGACCGGTGACGGGCACGACGGCTCAGTCGTTGTCGGCCGCATTGATCACATGGAGCGAATTGACGGCGGCATTGGAAACGCGCACGGTGTGTTTGACTACGGAGCGTACGGTCGCGAAGCCGAAAGACTAGTCCGTGAAAAATTCATCAGCGGTGTCTCTGCAGACCTCGACAAGTTCGAGGCGAGTGAAGACAAAGACGAGGACGAAAACGACGAGGCTTCGAGTAAGAAGATCAGCAACTCGAAGATCAGTGTCGATAAGGCACGAGTGATGGCGGTTACTATCGTTCCCAAGCCAGCATTCGAAGAATGCAAGATTTATATCGCCGAAGATGCCGGCAATCAAGGTCCACAGGAGGCCGAAATGGCAAATGTTCCAGACGGAGTATACGTCGATTCGGTCGACGAACTCGATGCAAACGCCTTGGTAGCGTGCGGCATGATCGCTGATGCGATTCCTGTCGTTCCACCTGCCGAATGGTTTGAAAACCCCAAGCTCACAGGACCGACTCCGCTAACTGTAGACGACACCGGTCGCGTCTTCGGTCATATCGCTGCTTGGCACGTTGACCACATCGGTATGGCGTTCGGCACCAAACCTCCGCGTAGCAAGAGTAACTACGCGTACTTTCACACAGGCGTAGTCCGCGCCGACAACGGCAAGGACTACCCTGTCGGTCAACTCACTCTAAGCGGCGGGCATGCGTCGTTGGAGGCAAGTGCTGTCGAGGCGGCTCGCCACTACGACGACACCGGCTCAGCGATCGCAGATGTACACGCCGGAGAAGATGCGCACGGCATCTGGGTTGCTGGAAGCTTGCGGCCTGGTGCTGGACCAGAGCAGGTTCGAGCGCTACGCGCTTCAGCCCCTTCTGGTGACTGGCGCCCGATCAAGGGTTCTCTTGAACTTGTGGCAGTCTGTCAAGTCAACGTTCCCGGATTCCCAATCGCTCGCGCTCGTGTTGCGAGTGGCCAGGTGTACGCGCTCGTTGCGGCCGGCGCTATGACGCTTGCAAAGATGAAGACGGATCCGCTGCAGGAACTGTCAAAGCGTCTCGAAAAGCTCGAGGAGCACGCCGGGCTTTCGACACTTGACCAGATCCGCGCGCTGCGCAACGGATCAAAAGATACTCCGCACGTTGCAGATCTTTCAGCTAAGGCCGAGGCACTAGCGATCAAGATGCGTGCAGGTATTCCGTATGATGAGCTTGGGTACATCTCGACCAAGACCCGTGAAAAGCTTGCTGGCGAAGGAAAAGCACTTCCCGACGGTTCTTACCCGATCCGCGATGTTGCTGAGCTAAAAGACGCAATTCAAGCGTACGGTCGCTCCAAGCCTAGCAAGCGTGCAGCTGTTCGGCGTCACATCATGAAGCGTGCGCGCGCGCTTAAGAAGGCCGATTTGATCCCCGAGGGGTGGAAGACTGCTGGGCTCATCGACGACAATGTCGTTGACGACCTGCAGGCTCGTGTTGCTTCAGCTCGTTCGACTGTCGAAACAGCGACGAGCACGCCGGAGGTCGCTGTGTTGAAGGCGCGAGTCGCGGCTGCGCGGGCTGAACTTGCGAACAAGAGTGATGACAAGAAGGTTTGGGAAAAAGATAATCCAAAAGATGAAAGCACTCCGCTAACGCCGGCGCAAAAGGCCGCAGCAAAGGCAGCTGCTAAGAAAGCCGGTAGGCCGTATCCGAACATGATCGACAACATCAACGCTGCTAAGAAAGACAAGAAGTCGGCTGCAGCGGCAACTGATGAAGTCGATATCCCCAAGGCGTTAGCTGATCAAGCACTAGTTGCTGGTTCTGGAACAGTCATCGCTGAAGAAAGCGATCTCGCTAAGGCGCTGATTGACATTGCCGGCAAATACGGCAAGTTTAACGAGGACGACACCGGCGTTTGGGCTGGATACACTCCAGCAAGCGAGAACAAAAATTCAGAGATAGGCGTAAATTGCAGCAACTGCATCTTGTACGCCGGTGGCTCTGAGTGCAAGATTCTTGCAATGCCTGTCGAACCTCTTGGAACCTGCAGATTTGCTCTGATTCCTGATGGACTGGTAGGCAAGAAATGACTGAGGCTTTTAGTCCAGATGCAGTTTTAGCTGCGGCAAAATACGATCGTGAGAACACGATCTACACGTCTGGCAAGGATCAACCCCGAGACGCTAAGGGCAAATTCCGTGTGGTCCTTGCGCGTATCAAGGAAAACCTTGGCGTGTCTGGGCTACAACGATCTCTTGAACGCGCTGAAGAACTTGACATCATGCTGAACGCCGGCAACTATAAGCAAGCTGCTTCGTCGGCGCAACAGCTTAAGTCGTTGCTTGAAAGACTCGATACTGGCGCACTAAACTCGCAATCTCTTGAGAATGTGCGTGAATCTGCAAGGCTTTTAGGCCAAGTGATGGCCAACCTTCCGCTGCCTTTTGGTCAAGACACCGCCAAAGTAAAGTTTTCCGACCTGCCGCCAGTGCTGAAAGATCTCATTGAAGAGATGACAAAGCGCGTCGAAGCAAAGATCGGCAAAGAAGACGCGGACGAAGCAACCGGCAAGCTTCGCGGCTACCAGGGCGGCAGCGACCTCTTTTCTCAAAGAGAGGTGTCGTCCGAGATGAGCACACTTTTAAGATTGCTTACATAGAACTTATGTTATTGTATTCAACAGGTGAGTGCCTCCATGCGTCAGTGTATGAGAGTCCCTCCCTTGGACAGAACCCCGAGACAGCGCAAACCTGCGCTGTCCTGACTGGCCCGGAGGAGGGACAGTGGACCGTATCAAGCAGATGCTCGACACGATTGACACGCTGACCGACGACCAAATCGTCGAGCTGCAAACCGCGATTGTGACCGAGTTCGATACGGTCGAGGGCGAAGATCCTACCCCAGAAACAGTTGAGACCATGACGACTCTTGCCGACATGCTTGACACGGTGCGCGGCGAGGCAAAGCGTCGCGAGGCCCAGGCTCAGGAGCTTACAGCTCGTGCAGCCGAGGCAGCCAGCCGTGTACATGCAGCCGTCGAGGAAGATATGCCTGAAGCCTACGAAGGCGAAGGCGAAGAGGAGAAGCCGGCAGCTGAAGAGATGCCCGCCGCTGAGACTCCTGCGTCAGAGGAAGAGGAGAAGAAGACAGCTCCGGCTGCTCCTGCTATGGCGTCAACTGAGACTGTGGAAGCATCTGAGCTTTCGACCGAAGAAGTAGCAAGTACAGAAACACCGGCCGTAGCGGAAGCTGCTGTCGAAGTGGCCGAAGTGGCCGAACTCACCAACACTGAAGTAGCTCAGGAAGAGCAGAAAGATCAGGAGGCACCAATGACTGCCGCAGCCGAAGACGGAGCTCTCGAAGTAGAGATCCAGGCTCCTGCTGACCGTCGTCCGATCCAGAAGGCAACGGCTCCGGTGGTCATCACCGCAGGCGCTGACATTCCTGGATACACCGCCGGCTCGCAGATGAGCTCAGCCACTGAAGTCGCCGAGGCCATGGCCGCACGTCTACACGGTCTTCGCCGTGTAAAGGGCGGCGACGGCGAACAGCACATCGTGGCGTCACTCACGACCAAGTATCCGGAAGCCCGGATCCTCAACCAAGACACCGACACCAACGTCAGCAAGATCAAGGCAGTTGCTAGCCCCGAGGCCCTAGTCGCTTCAGGTGGCCACAGCACACCGTTCGAGGTCAAGTACGACATCTTCGGTTTCGGTACGAACGAGCGTCCGATCCGCGACTCGCTTCCCCGCTTCCAGGCCGACCGTGGCGGTATCCGCTACATCGTCCCGCCCGTGCTCAGCGACTACGACTCGGCCATCGGCGTGTGGACGAACGTGGTTGATACCAGCCCCGGCACCACCGTGAAGAACAGCCTCAGCGTCTCGGCTGCTACTGAGACCACTGTCGCGACCGACGCTGTGACCCTACAGCTCAAGTTCGGCAACCTCATGACACGTGCGTACCCGGAACTCATCGCCCGTCACAACGAGCTTGCTCTTATCCAGCACGCTCGCGAAGCTGAGCAGTATCTAGTGTCGAAGCTCGACGCTGGCTCGACAGCTGTGACGTCGACGAGCCTCATCGGCGTTGCTCGCGACTACCTCGTGCAGATCGGCCGTGCAGCTGCTGCGTACCGCAGCCGTCACCGTCTCGATCCCAACATGCAGCTCACCGTAGTCGCTCCCGCCTGGGTAAAGAACGCCATGCGTGCTGACCTCGCGCTCGCGATGCCCGGTGACAATAGCATCGCGGCGACCGACGCGGAGATCGAGGGCTACCTCGCGGTTCGCGGCGTGGACATCACTTGGTCGCCTGACATGACAGTGTTCGGTGCACAGAGCGCTGGCGCGATGCTCGAGTTCCCGGACTCGTTCGACTGGTACATCTTCGCCGAGGGCACGTTCCTGTTCCTCGACGGCGGTACTCTCGACCTGGGCATCGTCCGCGACTCTACCCTCCTCGGAACCAACGACTACCGCATGTTCGTTGAGACCTTCGAAGGTGTCGCCAAGGTCGGCGTCGAGTCCCTGAAGATCACCTCGACAGTGAGCGTCAACGGTGTGGCTGCCGCCCTCCGTGACACCACTGGTGGCGCCACAGCCGCCGCGATCGAGTACTGATCCAAAGCAACTATCGTCGCTGGGGAGGTGCTCCGCAAGGGGCACCTCCCCAAGACGAATTTGTTACTCGAACGAATAAGTAAGGACCAGGGATCATGGCATTCAATGGAATCCAAAAAGCTCCGAAAATTGAGCCCACTGAATTTGGCCTATTTGCCTATGCCAAGCCTACACTTACTGACGACAGCGACACAGGCAACCGCTGGGTTCGTGGGTTTTCGCAAGAATACCTCACACGACCGAACTACGTCCGCAACTGGGACGAAACCTCGAATGTGTCATTCGTCATTTCTTCAAACCCCGGCGTGGCAATTTACGAGCGCGTCGAGCCTATCTTTATTGAAGTAGAAGATCAGCGTTCGACATTTGATATTCCTGGTGAAGATCGCTTCGACCGCGTCACAAAACAACTTGAGGGTTGTACTCAGAAGGCGCTCGAATACGAACTCTGGAACGGCGAGATCATTCTCGCGAAGTCGCTTCCTAACGTCTATCTATCGAAGTCGACAGTCACAGTTATCGGTGCAGGTGCCGCGTTTTCGCCGACCCGCGCGATGTCGCTTCTTGAGCACTACGCCGGCGAAATGTCGCCTGCAGGCGAGCACGGAGTGATTCACCTCACCCGTGACGCTTTCTTTTTGATCGCTACAAACAGCGGTGTGTTTATCCATAGTGAGGGTAAAGAGCACATTCAAACCGCAACAGGCACGCCGTGTGTTATCGGCTCCGGCTATACCGGTGACGGCCCGCACACAAATATCTCTACAGTCGCTGTATCAGGTGGAAACCTGGTTACGGTCGTGACCGCGACGCCGCACTACCTAGTTACCGGCGAATCGGTCGACATCGACGCTATTGTCGGTGCAGTCGACTTTGGTGGTATCTACACTGTGACAGTTGTAAACAGCACGACGTTTACATTTGCCAAGACCACGTCTAACTTCACAGCAACTGCGCCTACCGGCTACGCGACAGCGCAGATGCAAGGTAGCGACACGGCAAAGTGGATCTACGCAACAGGAGCTGTACACGCATTCCTGGGCGAGATCACCGTCACAAACGACAGTCTGGCACAGGGATATGATGTATCAGGTAACAAGAACGACATGAAGATCAAGGCGATGCGGCCAGCCGCGGCGTACTTCGATCCTTCGATCCACCTCGCTGTCAAAGTCAACTTGACTGCGTAACACACCTTTACTGAGGAGAATCAGATGGCAACTCAAGACTATGCCGCGAGTATTCAGGGCGTATCAATTCGCGTCACGCGTCTTGATGCCGCTGGTAACTTGCTGAACAACGATGGCGATAGCTACACGACCAGCGCGTTCATGCGTCTGTCGTTTACGCCTGAGTACGAACAAGGCGATGAAATCGTAGAGAAGTCCGCTAACGGCACAATCTGCGTTTCGTATCAGTCGCCTGACACGCTGAAGCGCGTGACCATGGAACTCGCCATCTGCGAACCCGATCCCGAGCTTACCAACCTTATCTCTGGTGGTCTGCTACTTCGTAAGAACTACGGAACGTTCTCCGTTCCCAACCGCAAGAGCATCGGCTGGGCATCTCCTGCCGTAGGCGACGACCCGGCTGGTCTCGGTGTTGCGATTGAGGTGTGGTCGTTCGCGGTAGCGAGCGGCAAGCGCGCGGCAAGCAACCCCTACTTCTACTGGGTGTTCCCGTACTGCCGCCTCCGCCTGTCCGGTGACCGTGTGATCGAAAACGGCATGATCGCCACAACATTCGAAGGCTACGCTCTTGGAAATACCGCGTTTGCCAACGGCCTCGATGATCGCTGGGAATTCCCGACAGCAGTGGAGCGTCCGTACTCGTACGCTCGTGCAAGCTGGGCTCCCACCGGTCGCAAGGGCTTCTACACCTGGCACCCGGACATCATTGCGACGATCAACAACGCCGGTCGTACAGGTACGCTCGCCACAATCACGACGGCAGCTGCCCACGGCTTCGTGGCTGGCGACACTGTTGTGGTTTCCGGACTTACCACGACGTTTGCTCCGTTGAACGGCACGTTCACGATTGTCGCCGCACCGACAACGACAACGTTCACGTACAACACAGCAGCAACCGGCACAATCGCTGCCGGTGCCGCCACTGGTACGGCGACTTGCACGGCCGGTAGCCGCGACGTCAATGACTTCGCTGCTGCTACGCAAATTTCGACCACAGCGTACAACACGCCTGGTAACGTCAACTACAACGCTGATCTGCCGATCGACTTCATCATCGCATCGGCGCTCGATCCGACAGTCTAATCAAGCACCTAACTGTAGACGGCGCGTTCTGTGTATAGAATACATAGGACGCGCCGTTTCAGTCTGCACTGAGAAAGACGAGGAAAGATGTCGAACCTGTGGGTCACTCCTGAGGAACTCGGGGCGTACGCAGAAACCGAATTTTCATACGAGGCGGCAAAAGCTGCGTCGAACCTTATGTGGGCGCTGTCCGGTCGCAAGTACAGCGGCATCACCACTGTCACTGAGCGCTATATCTGCGCCGGTCGCGTGTATCGCTATGGCCCGTCGACCAATAATACCCAGGCCGTGCTTGTTGACGGAGACGTCGCTAACTTCTACAGCGACAACCTCGACTTCTATGAAGGCATAACTGCCGATGGCACAACGTCATCGTCGCGAATTCGACTGCGTGGACGGCCTGTGACTAAGATTCACACAGTGCGCGACCGGTCCGGCAAGATCATCAGTCCGAATAAGTATTATCTTGTCGACCACTCGACGATGCAGGCGGCGGTCGGCGTTCCGTGGACCCCGTGCAACATTGAGATCACATACTCGTACGGCATTGAACCGCCGACACTTGGAAAGATGGCCGCACGCACGCTTGCGATCGAGTTCGCTAAGTTGTGGTCAGGTGATGTCTGCGAACTTCCGCAACGCGTTACATCAATCGCTCGACAGGGTGTCTCATACACGCTGCTCGATTCACAGGACTTTGTCGAAGACCTTCGCACTGGTCTGTACGTTGTCGACATGTTTCTTAAGTCAGTAAATCCCGACAAGGCGCGAGCAAAGGCCCGGGTATTTTCTCCTGACGTTCCTCGCGCACGACGGAACACTCCTAAGGATCGAAAGCTCGCAACGAGCGACCTCGATATCAATGTCACAGCTGCAACAAGCGGAACAGGTGGAATTGACGTTGCGTTGTCTGACATCAACGCATCATTCTTCATAGACGGTAGCGGATGGACTCCTGAGGTCCGCATCAATAACTACTCTGAAACCACGACAGCGGTTTTAGCAGCCGCGGCCGCTATCATCAGCGACCCGACAACGTCCTCATCGACTGTTGCACGCAAAGAGTTGACCAGCAACATGGCAATTCTCACAACGTCAACGGCGCACGGGCTGTATCCGGGAGTGCAGATAACTGTCGCTGGCGTCGATGCGACATTCAACGGTTCATACGTGGTTCACAATGTGCCTTCTCCAACAACTGTTCAGTACCAAAAAACTGCAGCCAATGTCGCAGAAACGTCCGCATCTGGAACCGTGACTTCGACAAGTAGCGATAACAGAATCGCGATCACGATCGGCTATAGCGAGACACTTGCCGTGCTCGGCATGATCGACCCAGGTACCTGGGATCTTTACGCTGTCCGACCGAACATTTCAGGTGGCCAAGACTACACTTACGTCTGCTCTGGAAACCTCCGCGTGGCGCTGTCTGGTTCGGCAATCAACGCGTACTCGGTGGTGTGATCGTGGCGCTCATCGACATCTCAGGCGTCTCACCCGACGCAATGAACATCGCCGACATGATGGACGGTATCCTCGAGCGCGTGATAAACACGTACGCGTCGTATTCGATGCCGCTGCCGTCACGACGTTATTGGGCAACAGGACAGTCCGCGATTGACTGCGAGCAACTCACGGTGACGCTTGTGCAGGGGTATCTTGGTCCACCTGGGTCACAGGAGTCGATGCCGCAAAAATGCAACATGCCACGCACAGTTGTTGTGCTGATCACTGTTGCAAGACAGATTCCCACGGTTGGCGCCGGCGGTCGTCCTCCTGCCGCAACAGCTATCGAGGACGCGTCACGGATCAGTGCGATCGACTCGTGGATCTTGCTTCAGTCAATCAACGAACTTGATATGTGGGATGAGTCACTCGGTTTTTCTATTGGAACCATCGGGACACTGGAACTTCCTCCTCCAGAAGGTGGATTTCAACTAGTCACGTTGCAGTTGACGATGGCAGTGCCGTGACAGTAATAGTTTGGCGCTATGCAGAACTTGATCATATGCTAAATAGCAGATCAGGTATGGTCGGACGCAACATGGAATCTCGCGCGAATAAAGTTATGATGGCGGCCAAGGCGCAGGCCGGCTCCAGAACAGGCGCGTTGAAGATTTCTATAAATAAGAACTTTGATCGAAGCGCCATAGGACCTGGAGTCCGCGTCGGCTCACCTTTGAGTTATGCACTAATGGCGCACGAAGGCACAAAGCCACACGTGATCGTTTCAAAGCCGCCACACATGCTGAAGTTTCGTGGCCGCGGTGGAATGGTATACACTCACGTAGTTATGCACCCTGGCACCCGCGGGAACAAGTATCTTACAGATAACCTGCCGCTGGCTCTAATATAGTCATCGCTGAGTGACGTGTAGTTTTTCAACTACAAAGAAGACGACAGTATACAATTACCAGCAGACGGATGTCTACACGACATACCACGACACACATGGAGATGTGAAAATGACAAAGTTTAGAGACTTTGGCTCACCTGTAACAGCTGACAACAGTGAGGCAATTTCATTTAAGCTGTACGGCGAAGACTTCCAGTGCCGCGCGCAGATTCCGGGCAAGGTCATGCTTGACCTTGCTACACGGTCTGCAGATGAAAATGATGCCGCGGCAAACGCGCAGGTCATCACTGATTTCTTTGACTTTGTTCTTCTTCCTGAGAGTGCTGCTCGCTTTTCAACACTGTGCATGGATCCCGATCGAATCGTCACGATCGAGCAGCTCATGGAGATCGTGTCATGGTTGATGGAGACGTACGGTGAGCGCCCTACGACACGGTCAGAGGTCTCACCCGCTGGGCAATAGACCTCTGGCCGTATGTTAACGGCAAAGCGATAATGTCAAATGTTCGACTAGCAGAACTTCTTCTAAGCGACATGCTTGACGTTATTCATTTCATTTTCGAAGAAGATGTGACGTCGTCTTCTACTAAAGAAGCTTTGGACGTCAAAGAAAACGTCCGTACAACTCTGTATCAAGAAATGTATGGTCGCAACTATGACTATGGAAAGAGCGCGTCTACTTCAGGTTTTGATCCGTCAGAGATCGGCGACGAACTCAGCCACGACGACGACATCGGCGACGTGCCGGTGCCTGTCGAGATGGAGGACAAGGCATTTGCCATTCCTCCAAAACGCTTTATCCCCGCAACGACACCGAATACCGCATCTAGACTACCTTTTGGCGCCGGAATTGACGCTCCACTAGGGTAGTCTAATTCGTTGTAGAATTCTGTTTGACGTAACGCAAGGAGGCGAGTACACGTGGCGATAATCGGTGACGCGTTTATTGTCGTCCGTGCGTTGACGAAAGGCTTTAAAGACAGCGTCGACAAAAGTCTTAGCGGCATGGACGGGAAGTTCGCTGAGTCTGGCAATAAAGCTGGTAGTTCTTTTACGCGAGGGTTAAGTCAGGGTTCTGGCGGACTTTCTAGTTTTAAGAAAGAAGCTCTAGCAGCCAACGACGCCTTTTCTAAGATGGTGACCACCGGGTACTTTCTCGGGCCAGCAATCAGTGTTGCTATCAGTGGAATCTCGAGCTTGGTATCTGGTTTTGTTGCTTTGGTCGCCCAGGCAGGCGCGGCAATTCCTGCTCTTATTGTCATACCAGGCGTTCTAGCTTCAATAGCACAGGCGGCAATTGTCGCCAAGGTTGCTTTTGGCGGTGTCGGCGCTGCAATAAAAGCGCTTGGAAAACAAAAGAGCGGCGGCGGTGGAGCTAATCAACAAAAACAAATTGAAACAGCTGAAAAGAATCTAGCAAGAGTTCTTGAATCGAATAGAGAGGCGCTCGCACGGGCAGATGAGAACCTTGCGGACGCTGAAGATCGGCTAACTGAAGCGCGAAAGAGCGCTGCTGAAAGTCTCCAACAACTCAACTTTGACGCTGAAGACGCTGCGATCAGCGAAAAGAAAGCAGCGATCGAACTCGAGAAAGCTCGTGAGCGGCTTGCAAGAGTACAAGATCTTCCGCCGAACTCAAGAGCGCGTCGTGAGGCAGAACTCGCGTATGCAGAGGCCGATCTAAACCTTCGTCGAGCCAAGGATCGCAATTCGGATCTTGCAAAGGAAACCGCCGCAGCCAATGCGGCTGGTGTTGAAGGTTCAAAAGAAGTCGTCGCCGCAACCGAGGCCGTAGAAGAAGCAACGGATGCGAAAGCCAGGGCTGAGCGCGATGCGCTACGCTCGCAGGTCGATGCTGAAGAAGCGCTAGCAGACGCTAAAAAGGGAACTGCCGCAGCCGGCGGAGGCGCAGATCCGCTTGCCGATCTTTCAAAAGAAGCTCAAGACTTCGTAAAGTACATAGTTTCTATCAAAGGCAAGTTTAAAGAACTTCGTGCTGCTGCCGGTAAGGATCTATTTCCGCTATTGACGCAGGCGATGCAGACGCTTGTTGATAAGCTTTTTCCCGTTCTTGTGCCTATGTTCCAAGAGACGGGCAAGGCAATCGGTGAAGTTGCCGTCAACCTTGCTGACGTAGTCACCGAGTCGTCGAACCTGAGCGAGCTTGAAGAAATCGGCGAAACGAACAATGTAGTCATTAAAGATCTGGGTACAGCTTTCGGCAACCTGTACGACATGATGCTTTCGCTGCTTACAGCAGCCGGCCCGCTGATCACTGAATTTTCAGGATGGATTGCGACCCTAACAACGGGCTGGAAAGAGACACTAGAAACTAAGAATAAGACTGGCGAACTTCGTGACATGTTCATGAAGGCCGGCGACGTAGCCAAGCAACTTGGAAGAATTTTTAGAAATATCTGGGAAGGCCTTAAGGATATCGGCGAAGCTGCCGCCGGCCCAGGTAGCGGTGGCCAGTTGCTCATGGACTCGTTTGAGGGCGCTACAAAGAAATTCAGCGAGTTCACGGACAAACTTCTTAAAGACGGTCGACTTGAAAAGTTCTTCCTCGACACTTCAAAGAACACCGAGAAGCTTGGATCACTTGCGACAACTGTTGTCAAGGAATTTCTCAAGCTCGGTGATAACCAAAGTATCGGCACGTTTGCCGACAAGATCAAGGACGTTGTTCCAGACGTTGGGACGATCATCGACACGCTTACATCAGGATCGCCGTACTTGGCCGATTTTGCAGATCAAGCAGTTATTTTCTTTAAGCAATTCACTGAGACAAAGTCACTAGAAGTTTTCTTTGGCATCTTGACAAAAGCACTAGGTGTTGTCAATAAAGTCTTTGGCAATGAGTCTGTGCAAAAGGTTCTTTTGTTTGCAGCAGGAATCATGGGAGGCGTTAAAGCTTTTCGTCTCATGAGCAAGGCAGTGGGATTCGTATTTAGAGTTATCGGCGGATACATACTCAAAGCTGTAAAGATAGTGGGCTTCCTCATTAAGGCGTTTGAGGGTATTGGAATGCTGTTCGGTGGAGGCGCCGGTATCGGCCTAGCGGTCGTAGCAGCTATAGCTGCGGTGGTTGCTATCCTTGTCATGGCGTACAAAAAGAGCGAGGTCTTTAGGAAGGCGATTAAAGATCTTGTAGACGTCGTTTGGGGCGCACTTGTTGACGCATTCAACGAAATAAAGGCGGTGCTTGACGACGTTCTTAGCAAATTCGGTGGAACCGAAGGCGCTATGAAGAGTCTTAATAGCATATTTAAGACTATCGGCGACGTGCTCGGTAAATATGTAGTTCCGATCATCAAGTTTGGACTGTTGATTGTCATCGATCGACTGAAAGCTGCAATAAAGTTTTTCATCCCAATCGTCGCTGCTGTCATAAAAATCTTTTCAGCCATGTGGGAAGTCGTTCAAGGGATCTTTTCTCTTTTTAGAGGCGACATGGACGGTGTCAAGAAACACTTTTCAGCCGCTTGGAGAGCTATTAAAGACGCGTTCTTCTTGGTATGGGGTGCCATAAAGACATTCTTTATTGACATCTGGAATAAAATAAGTGGAGCATTTTCCAAAGTCTGGGAATACATTAAAAAAGCCTTTAGCGCCGGTAAAGACTTTATTGTCAATGCGTTTGTTGCGGTCATTGACTTCTTCAAGAACCTACCTAGCAAGATTGGCGCAGCCTTTGCTGATGGCTTCATGTGGCTACGCGATAAGTTTATCGCCGTAAAAAACTGGCTTTGGGCACGGATTCTTGACGTCATCGACTTCTTTACCGGTCTTCCAGGCAAGATCGGTGCGGCATTCGCAGATGGCTTCATGTGGCTACGTGACAAGTTCACTGAAGTAAAAGATTGGCTCTGGCAACGCATTCTTGACATCATCGCGTTTTATAGAGGGCTGCCCAGTCGACTTGGAGAAGCATTCGCAGATGGCTTCATGTGGCTACGTACAAAGTTCACAGCAGTGAAAGACTGGATTGCGCTTCGAATCACTGATGTAGTCAACTTTTTCATTAACCTTCCAGGGCGCATCGGTTCAGCGTTCGCCGATGGGTTTTCTTGGATAAAGACCAAGATGACCGAGGCAAAAAATTGGGTCAGTGACAGAATCGGCGACATTGTTGGTTTTGTCTCTGGACTTACTGGAAGAATAGCCACGGGCTTTGCGAGAGGCTTCTATTGGATCAAAGACAAAATGACAGAGGCAAAAGACTGGGTCAGCGATCGAATCGACAACATTGTCAACTTTGTCAAAGGCATACCCGACAGAATAAGTAAATTCGCATCTGGACTCTTTGACGGAATAAAAAACGCGGCCAAATCCGCGTTCAACGCTGTAGCAAGCGTGTGGAACAACACGGTCGGAAAGTTGTCGTTCCACATTCCAGACTGGGTGCCGCTCATTGGCGGCAAAGGCTTTGATGTGCCAGATATCCCTCTTTTTGCTGATGGTGGAATTGTCAATAAAGCGACTCTGGCTCTTATAGGTGAAGCAGGTCGTGAGGCCATAATTCCATTGACGAACCAAGCGCGCGCGATGCAGATCATGAAACAAAGTGGTCTAGCAGAGATGGTTAAAAATGATCCGCTAAATAGAGACCGTTCCGGTGGCACCATAATCCACTTGAATGTCTATCCGTCTAAGGGCATGGACGAGGCTGAACTTGCGGCGATGGTGTCGCGACAACTTGCCTTCCAGCTTCGTCGAGGAGCTGCGTAGGTTATGATTACTTCAACGCTGAAACGGAGCGAACATGGCAAATCTCATTGACGGTGTGACACCGATCCCGAACAACGGTGACCTCACTTGGGGAACTACTCTCAACGCAGTCATCAACGCGCTGGATGGCCGATTCAAGTATTCAAGTGCTGCAACGAGTTATCAACTTGCAAACACTCAATTTTTCTACAGAGCAACTGACGGCGCAGCGATCACAACTGTTGCGACAAACGCATATGGCGTTTCTCCGAACTTGACTTTGAATCGTCTTTACGCCTTCGAGTACTTCTTGCGCGTGGCAAACTCTGCTACCGGCGCGATCACACTTGGCTGGGCTGCAACAGCGGCAACACTCTTTCAAGCAAACGTGCAGGTTTCACTTGAAACAGTCGTTGGAACGTCGACATCGTACACTGGCGTTAACGAGTTCAACTCGACAACAAACAAGGCGATTACTGGTGGAAACACGGCAGCAATTTATGTCATACGTGCTAAAGGGATGATCTTAAAAGGCACGGCCACAGGTCGCCTACCTCTTCAAGTTTCTGTAGCTTCTGGAACACTAACACCGAAGGCTGGAAGCTGGCTTCAGTTTACTGACCTCGGGCTGTCCACAGGCGGAACAACAAACATTACCCACGGCGACGTGGCGTAAGCGCGAAGGTACTTAGATGGCTACGTATCCCGCGTACGGTGCAGGAGGGTATGGCGACGGCGCGTATCCTGCGTTTACTGAGCAGGGTAGAGAAACGGCCGTAGTCAATAAGTCACTGACTCCGCTACCTCCGCCGGTGTTCACCGGCATGAAGCTCCAGCAGGACGTTTCAATCGGCAGCCTTGTGCTCAACAAGATTGACAGTAACAACGTCATCTGGGTTTGCACTGACATCGAGGGCTGGTGGCAGCATCCTGATCCGGAACTTCCAGACGTGCCAAGAGGCTGGGGCGACGGTTCATATGATGCATCAGGAAGATGGGCTGCGCGGCAGATAACTCTAAAGGGTGTGATTCTTCCACCAGAACCGCAGTATCTTCCGGCCGCTCGAGACACGTTTATTCGTGAACTGGATCTTGTTCGTCGTGGCGCTTGGCTGAAGACAAACGAGAATCCCACGCGCGCGTCGTACGTACGGCTTAGCGGACGTCCAGAGCTTCAAACAGTCAACGCGAAAGGCCGTACGGAGTTTTCAGTTGGACTACGAGCCGCCGATCCTGTCAAATATTCTTGGAACAACGCAGATGTTGACGGCTATGACATCGTCACTTTGCCGTGCTTCAACAATTCGACGTCTGCGACAGGCGCCGTGCAGATCCAAAATCTTGGAAATACAGCCGTCACTATGTTCCTTGAGGTCGCTGGGCCGATCACAGCGCCGGCAACAATAAAAAACACAACAACAAGTACCGTGCTGACAATAGTTTCACCTCTTCGAGAAGCTGGATCCTGGTCAGTAACTACAGCACAAATCGTCGCTAATGTCGCAACATTGACAACATCCACAGCTCACGGGCTGGTTCCAGGTGACATAGTTGTTGTAGAAAACGTTGGATCATCTGCAAACGGTGTCTTTGAAGTAACTGATACGCCAACAACAACAACATTCAAGTACAGCGTCACGGCGACAAACTTTGGTCCTTCAGCAGTCACTGGCTTAGTGTCACGAGATAAGGACATTCTCGAGATCGACACGTACACTAAAGAAGTAGCGCTCAATGGAGTAACACTTGGCGCGCGTACGTATGTCGACACACTGACCGACTGGATAACACTTAGTTCAGGCGTGAATGAGATAAAGTTTGTAGATCAAGGCGCAGTGAATTCTACTGCAACACTTAGGATTTTCTATAGGTCCGGCTGGATAGGTTAGCGACATCATGGAGAGACGAACATGTCGACATTTGATTCGATAGTTCCAACATATCGGTATTTCACAGTTGATCTGATGACAAATACCGTTCTTGCAGAGATTCCTTTTATCGGTGTTTCGTATGAAAGAGCGTTGAAAAGCGCTGGTTCTTTTTCAGGAAGCATCGGTGTATTCGATGATACCGCGGCACTGAGTCTCTACAACAACACAATGCCAGGAAGGACTGCATTGTATGTTGTAAGAAACGATGCGTGCGTTTGGGGCGGAATCATATGGAGTCGGTCATACGCGGCGTCTTCGAAGACTCTGAGCGTCAACGCGTCCGAGTTCACAAGCTACCTTCACCATAGAAATATCTGGAAGACGTATAGTCACGACTTCAGTGCAACAGCAGTAACAACCGGCGGCTCTGGTCTTACGGCGGTCGGTTTGGACTTCGCGTCATTTCCGTTTTCAGCTGGTGGACCTGTCAAGCTTGAGTTTTACGAGGTCGGAAACTTTCAATTCAACGGCTACTACACGATTCTTTCTCCAGGTCTAAGTAGTACGACATTTACAGTCACCGTGCCTGGGCTTCCTGACGGAATTCACTCGAACACAACAGTCAAAGTGCGCGTCGACACGTACGAGTATATTCGAGCGTTGATCGACGAGATGGGCATCGACTTTTCTGATATCTCGTTCCCGAACGGCGATATTCAACCAAGTGCTGGATATTCGTACTCGATCACAAATAAGCAGTTGACTGGCAACGTCGCAACGATTACGACGCTACTAGATCACGAGCTGATCCCAGGGCAGTCTGTCTCGGTACAAAACCTAGACGCCACGTTCAACGGCGACTTTGAGATTCAATCAGTAACCGAAAACACGATCTCGTACGCTAAAACTGCAACAGACGTCGCGAGCACTGCTGTCACAGGCGTGACAAGAACGATCACTAAAAAGCAGCTTACTAGCAATGTCGCAACGTTGACAACGTCTGTTGCTCATGGATTCACCGCCGGCCAGCGCATCGAGATAAGTGGAGTCGATGGTTCTACTGACACGTATGTCGTATTCAACGGTTCGCATCAGATCGTGTCAATTCCGACATTCAATGTCACTGCCGTCACTCCTAGCTCGCCTACGGCTGGTAAGGTCACGTATACAGTAGACGCACCGCATTCGCTGATCGTTGGCGACACGGTCGTTGTCTCTGGCACCGCCCCGGCTGGATACAACGGGTCATTCACCGTGACGGACATTCACGTCGATGTCGCGCCGTACACATTTAGCGTGACAAATGCTACTACGACGGCTGTTACTACAGCAACAGGCTCGGCACAGGCATCGAGAAAGTTTACGTACTATCCGTACGTCGTGTCTCCAGACATTGCGTTGACGACTGTCTCCGGATCCGGAACGGTGTACCCACAAGCAATAAGTGGCACGTACGGTGCATATCCCGGATATTCAGACATCGGGTTTGACTACTCAACGAGCGACTACAGCACGGTCAAGGTCGACAATAAGACATACCGTGGCTATGAACTTCGGTCAATCGGCGAAGAACTTGACCAATACTCTGACGTCATCGACGGCTTTGAGTACCGTGTTGACTGCGACTATGATCCGGTCACTGGGTCATTTACGCGCACGTTCGTGTTTCTACCGATCAACTTTCCAAACCCGCCGGCCGCTGGCGAGGTTGCACCACTTAGCCGATACGGTGCTGACAAGTTCGTGTTCGAGTACCCAGGCAATGTCAATGAGGTGACGATTGACGAGTCTGCTGAAAACGCGGCTACTCGATTCTTTGTTGTCGGCAACGTCAGCGACCTCGGCGATGACATTAGCCAACCGTATGCGGCGGCGACAGCTACAGATCTTCTGCTCTCTGGTTGGCCACTTCTTGACCTCGACGAGACAAAGCAAGATGAGGCGGACGAGGCCGTGCTGTATAGCCAAGCGCAGCGGTACTTAGACGAATTTCGCCCTCCAGTGTCTGACATAAAGATCTCGATCAACGGTTCGATCTCACCGATCGTAGGAACATACAAACCTGGTGACTGGTGCGCTGTCATCGTTGACGATGCATTTGTGAAAATGCGTCTTGCGAGCGACCTCGAGATTCGCGACACGTTGATCGTCCGCAAGATCGAGAACGTAAAAGTTTCGGTGCCAGACGGTGTTGCATTTCCTGAAGGCGTCGAGGTTCTTCTGATTCCAGAGTGGAAGGTTGACGCAGTTGGCCAGTAACTTACGCCGCAGTCGCCGCACGTTCACGCAGCGCTTTCTTACAGCAGAGGCAAACCTCAGCACCGTTCGGCGTCGGCCGGCGCCGAGAAGTATTGGTCAACGTGTAATCATCGGAACGATGATTGCGCCGAATCAAGTCGACTTTGGCGAGCTGAGCAATGAGGTCAACAACTTCATTCAAGCAACAGCTGACGGCAAAAATGCGATCTATAGACAAGCAACCGAACCTGTCGGCGGCGCTTACGTCATCGGCGACCTATGGTTTGACACCGACAACGACAACGCGATCTCACGATGGGAACTTGTCGGTGCGACCGAGCAGTGGACGGCATTCGGCCTCGGCAACGCGGCCATCGCTAACCTCAATGCAGGAAAGATCACGACAGGAACGCTTTCTGCAATTGTCACGATCACAGGAACGTTGCAGGCTGGTTCCGGTGCGGCGACATTCTTCGTAAAAGACACTGGTATCTACTTCGGCTCAGCTACATACTCGACCGCTCCGTTTCAAGTGTCGGCAACTGGTGAACTGTCTGTCGGCACGTCTCCGAACTGGCTACGAGTCAACAACGCTGGTCAAGTGTGGACCGGCGGTGTTTCATTCGCTGATGCAGAATTCCGTATTGACACGACGGGCGATGTGCGAATCGGACCGCGACGTGACTACACGACGAGCGCCGTCACGCCGAGTAGCCCGGCTGCAGGAAGTGTTACGTATACGACAACTGCGACTCACGCACTTGTCGCCGGCGATGCTGTAACCATCTCTGGCCTCGCGCCTGCTGGCTATAACGGCACATTTGTTGTCACAGCTGTGACATCGAACACGATCCGAGTAGCCAATACAGAAACCGGAGCGGTAACTGACGCAGTCGGAACAATCGAGAGTACCGCGCTTTTCATAACCAATAGCGGCGGCATTACGATCGGCACAGCCGCCGGCACTGGCGAGTTTAAAGTTTCTCCGACAGGCCAGATCGACATTGGCGGCAACGATGCGGAGTCATTGCATATTTCACCGCTTGGGAACATTTGGGCCGGCGCCGGTGTATCCGGCTTTGATGCAGCGCCTCTTAAAATCAGCAATGACGGATCGCTTGATGTTGGCGGTAATGACATTACGTCGCTTCACATTAGCAATACAGGTCAAGTCTACTCTGGTGTCGCAAAAGGCAGTCAAGCTACTGCACCATTTCTACTGACTCCAAACACTGGAGCAATTAGAGTTGGTGTGGTCACTGGATCGTCGGTTGTCGTAGGTATAACTGGTACGTGCCTCAACCTCAATGACGCGATATACATGGGTGCTAACATCATCTATGGAAGCGCAGGAGCTAACAGAAATACGGGCATCAACTTTTCGTTGAGTGCTTCGACTGGATTTGTCGGCAGAGTCGATACAGGAACGCCGAATATCACCGTCGGCCCGGCCGGCATTAGCCTTGTAGGACTGCCGATCGCAACGACTGGCGCTATATCAGGTGCCTCTGTCGCTGCGACTGGTGCCGTGACAGGGGCCACGGTCACAGTGACTGGTCTCGCAACAGGGGCTGCGGTTAGAGCAACAGGTAACGGCAGCGCAGCAGCGCCAGCCTATAGGTTTGCGGCGACCAATGACGGCTTTTACACAGACGGCGTGTCACCGTTTTGGTCTTCAACGGGTGTAGGCGCTAAAATTTGGACATCTGAGAATGACGGCGCTGGTACAGGGCTTGACGCCGACAAGCTAGACACCTTGCACGCAAGTTCGTTTCTTCGAAGCGACGTAGGCGACACGTGCTCTGGTCAGCTTGCTGCTGCCTCATTCTTTAATACATCGACGTTGTCGACTAGTGCTGCGGCCGCGGCCTATTGGGGCAATGCAACAACAGGCGGAACGCTTTGCAGATTTAGCAGCGCGGCAAGGTACAAACGAGACATTATTCCGCTTACAAATAGTGATCTTGATCCTAAAAGACTTCTGGACATCGAAGTTGTCCAATTCAAGTACAAAGACGAGATCTTAATTGAAGGCGATAAGCGAAAAGGAATGGATATTCCTGGATTTATCGCTGACACTCTTATTGACAAATACCCTATCGCGTGCGACATAAATGATGACGGCGAAGCAGAGGGTTGGAGTGCGCCGATCATGATTCCACCGATGCTTGCATTGATCCAAGACCTGTACAAAGAGATAGAAGAACTTAAGCAAAAGGTGGCGATGTTATGACGGCTCTAAACGACTATGCAAGTATCTTTGTCGTTCAACATGACGGGCTATCAACACCGGCGACGACATACACGGCTATAGATCCGAGCGAATACTCGATCACAGTTAACCGTGGCCCTCGTCCTACTTATGACAAGCCTAGCGGTCTTTTTGTCGACGATAGAGGAAACATCTTTCTTGGCCTTAGCGGGTTGGTGAAGACCTATACGTACACGCTGGACTACAACGGCACAACCTATTCGATAAATAGCATTGATCACGCAGATGCTTCAAGATACTTGGCAATACCACCAAGTTCTTCAACAGGAATATTTACGTTTACTGGCTCACGATCTACACAGGACCTGTCATCGGGCCGCTGCGACACGTCAATGAAAGGGCCATACGTTTTTACAAGAGCAACTGACTCTGCAGTCTCCGATATCTTCAACAGCACACTAGTAGGGTCAATGGGAGACATTAAGACGTACGCTCCGATCATTTCTGTTGACAATGTTGGTCATCTTTTCTACGCAATACTTGCTGACCCGAGTAAAGAAGATTTTGACGTCAACGAGAACAACATGCCGAAAACGGCAAGAACATTCTTTGAACTACTGCGACTTCTCATCGAGTGGAAGCTCGTCGCTGATTCACCGTGGGACAACAGCATCGACGAAATTGCCACGGTTGTCAATCAGTTTTTCTCAGAAACAAAGATGACCCAGGCTGTCATTGACGATGCGCTTGCGAATCAATGCGATATGCAGATCGCTCGGTACCTTAAAAACAATCCAAACGCGCGAGCAAGGCCGGACATCTCTGAAGTAGCACTCATAACAAATGTTGCTCGAAGCTGGGTTGCTCAGAATACTTTCCACGAAAACATTGACGTGCTGTACGAGCGCTGCTTTCCAGCGAGTTAATGCGCACAGCGCGTCGTGAATAGATTACAATGTGGATAGATCTCTGGAAGGATGACAACAGACAATGATTCAGGTCAAAGACGGCGACAGAACATTACAGTTCAACGGCAAGCTACTCGGTAAATCGTCGTCTTGGCGCCGTGACTCACTTCGATGGATCGAGTTTGAGCTGTACAAGACCGAGAATGGGTCATATGTGCTTTCTCGAGTTGGCGTCTCTGTGGTGTACCATGCCGGCGCGTGTCACCTCGTAAAGCGCTACAACCTCACGGAAATTCCTGTTGGAAACATCAACAACCCTCGCGATTTAGTACCGTGCGAAGTCTGCAGTCCTTCACTCGCGGCAGGTGTAATATTTCCAGAGAAAGACCGTAACTGGGCTCAGGTGAGCGATGACCCAAATGCCGTTCTCGAAGCACTCTACAAGTACGACGACAGCGGCGCGCGATACCTGACGCATGTTGCGCAACGACTTATGGCCGATGCGTCGAAGCTCGACAAAGCGATTGAAGCTGCCTACCGTGTCGAAGTGATCCCGTAGATCATCAACCCAAACCGCACCTGTGTTATACTGGCTTCAGACCTATAACGGAGAGACGAATGTTCATTGTACTTGAGGGTACCGACGCATCTGGTAAGTCCTCGCTTGCTCTTGAGATCAAGAAGCTGCTCGACGCGTCGTCGAGTAAGGTTCTAGAGTTCCATAAAGGACGCCCTGACGAGCTTACGAGGCGTTGGGCGCTCACTGAGTACGCCATCTCGATTGAAAACCTCGACACGTGGCGCGAGGACGCGATCGCCGATAGGTGGCACTGGGGCGAGATTACATACGCGCCGACAAAGCGGCCAGAAACAAACAAAGACGGCTATGGCCTGCTCGGGGTCGCAGGTTGGCGTTGGGTAGAGCTGTTTCTTGCGTCACGTGGTGTGGCACAGTTCTGGGTTCATCAGCCGCTTGATGTTATCGTGAGTAGGTTGGCGTCTCGCGGTGACGACTTTGTGTCATCGTCAGACCTTCGTGGGATTCTCTCAAGATACGAGTCAGCCGCGACAATGAGTTCATTCAACGCACAAGAGGTAGTTCCACCAGAAGGACTAGACAACCTCAGCGCACTTGCCGCCGACATTGTTCACGTGGCGTCGATCGTTTCAGAGTTTACGAAGCCTCTTGCTCAATTTCCTGAATACATCGGATCTGCAATGCCTACAGTTCTTCTTGTCGGCGACAAGCGAAATGACCCGTCGGTAACATGCCTTCCATTTATGCCAGTTGACGGAAACTCTGGCGACTTTCTTTTGAGCGCGCTTCCCGAAAGTCTGTGGCGCAGCGTTGGAATTGTCAATGCAGGCGACGTTCATGACGCGCGTCTCGTAGAGCTGTGGGGTGCGCTAGGCTGTCCACAAATCGTCGCTCTTGGTCGGATGGCCGAGCGAGAAGTTCGTTCGTGTGGACTGCATGCTCACGGCTATAGCGTGCTGCCTCATCCGCAATACGTACGACGCTTTCATCATCGAGATAAGTTCGAGTACGGTCTAGCGATTGAAAGTTTCGCACTCAACGACAAGATTCACAGTGAAAGGTTTGCGCATTGGGAGCTTCCATAAAGTCCATTGAAATCGAAGACGGCGTCAACGGCTATGTTGATCTTGTCAACCATGTCCTTATCTACGGCGACCGAGTAGCTCCTCGAGGGCTCGGCACTCTTGAGATTGAAGACGCGGTTGTCTACATCGACAACGTCTTTGCGACATTGCCCGTCGGCGTCAAGCGCAACCCGGTCGCAGGCATTGGTGCCGTCGAAGCGTGCCAACTTCTCGGCGGAGTTGCGGTACCGGAAACCGTGATCGCGATCGGTCCGCAGTTTAAGAACTACGCAGAAGAAGACGGCAAGTTTCACGGGTCGTACGGTACGCGAACCAGCGGACAGTATGAAGCTGTGATCGAAAAGCTCAAAAATGACACTGATTCGCGGCAGGCGGTCGTCACGCTTTGGGATCCGTCTAAGGACAACACTCCGCATAAGCGAGACTACCCGTGCACCGTCATGCATCAGTTTCGGATACGCAATGGAAAGCTCAACATGAGCGTGTACATGCGGTCGAACGACGTGTGGCTTGGCGCCGCGTATGATTTCTTTCAGTTCACGCGAGTGCAGATCGCAATGGCCAGTGTCCTCGGGATTGAGCCTGGTCAGTATGCTCACCACGTCGGTTCGCTTCACATCTACGAGACGAATTTCGAAGCGGCGACGCAGCTTCAAAAGACTGAGATTGTGTCACCGCCTCCACCGATCGTTGGTTCATCGTGGGATAATATTAAGACTATGGCGCAGACCGCACTTGCAGCTGTCTACTCGCAAAGAGCGTACGAGTCTCTTGGCAATGCCGAAGCTTGGTACGCAGATTCGATGATCTCTGCGTTCTATAAGAACAGTCAAAAGAACGCGACATGAGCAACAACGGCGATGACGATTACGAGTACGCATCGCCGATGGAAGAGGCGGCAATCAGCATGCATGAGATGTATGTGACACTGCGCCGAGCCGGATTTACACGAAGAGACGCCCTGGAACTCGTAGCGAGAATGCTCGTCATGGGAATGAACGAGGTGTCGGACGAGGAACAATATGACACAGAAGACGACGAATGATGACATTCCTTCGTGGGACGATACCTGGATAGCTGTAGCTGACGTCGTAGCAAAAAAGTCACGCTGCTCTCGCGCCCGAATCGGCGCCGTCATCGTTTCAGGAAACCAGCGGATCGCAGCAACAGGCTACAACGGGCCTGCTGCTTCGTGGCCTCACGACGGCATGTGTTCTGGGTGGTGCCCTCGAGCGAGAGGCGAGGGGACACTCGACAACACGTATGACCTGTGCCCCGCCATCCACGCGGAGGCGAACGCTTTGCTGTATGTCGACCGATCGAGCATCGATGGTGGTACGTTGTACGTCACTGGCGTTCCTTGCATGCAGTGCGCCAAGCTCATCAGCAACTCTGGAATACGCCGTGTCGTCTGCCGCGCGAGTGAGAATGACGCTCATAGACGACCTGAACTAGTGTTTGCGTATCTCAAAGAGACTGGCATCGACTACACTATTTTCTGGGATAGGGACGACAACAATGACAACGACTGATCTTTCCAACGTCCAGCTTCATCTGGTCGACAATGTCGAAAAGGCTGCGGAGTTCATCCACTGGATTGGGCAAAGACGGCCGCACAACGCGCTGGCTGTCGACACTGAAACCGGAGAACTGCCCGGCAACCCTCGAGACCATGCGTTTTCTCCATGGCACGGCCGGCTTCGACTTGTGCAAGTCGGTGACGGTGAGCAGGGCTGGTCGATTCCGTGGGACGAATGGTCAGGTGTGTTCTATGAGGCCATGAACAAGTTCGATGGTCCGTTGATCTGCCACAACATCGCCTTTGAGGCGCGATGGTTCGATGTCCAGTCTCGGTGGGATATTCCGTGGCATAGAGCGCATGACACAATGATCATGGCGCATGTCGTAGATCCTCTTGGTTCCGGCGCGCTAAAGCGTCTTGCGGCGTTGCACGTCGATAGTCGCGCTGTGGCTCTTCAAGAGACGCTCGATACCGAGCTCGTAAAGAACGGTTGGACGTGGGGAACAGTTCCGACAAACTTTCAACCGTACTGGTCATATGGCGCTCTCGACTGCGTGCTGACGACCAGACTGTGGGAAATGTTCTGGGACAAGTGCGGCCCTAGCGGCGCGTATAGCCGTCCGTACGAGCTGGAAATGGCCGCGCGGCGAATCGTCACACGCATGGAAATCAACGGCGCACGCGTTGACCTTGGCTACTCACGCCAGAAGTATGATGAGCTGAGCGCATACACTAATAGCGTAAAGACGTGGGCCAAGCAAAAGTATGAAGGTGTGTCGATCACGAGCAACGTCCAGCTCGTTCGGCTTTTCGAGCGCCTTGGTGCAGAGATTACGGAAACAACGCCGACTGGGCAAAAGTCATGCACTAAAGATCAGCTGAAGATTCTTCTTCGCGACGGCAACGACGAAGTCAAGACACTTGCCGACACTGTTCTTAAGCAGCGCAAGGCTGACAAGCTTGCGAACACGTACTTCAGCAACTTCTTGACTGAATCTGTTGACGGCTTTGTGCATCCGTCTGTAAAGACGCTCGGCGCTCGAACAAGTCGCATGTCGATTACGAACCCGGCGCTTCAAACACTGCCAAAGGGTGACGCAACGGTTCGTCGTGCCTTCATTCCGAAGGACGACGATCACGTCATCATCACCTCTGACCTTGACCAGGTCGAGTTCAGAATGTTTGCGAGTCTCTCTAACGACGAAAACCTGATCTCGCTGTTCAACGTCGCAGATAGCACCGGCTCTGATCCGTTCACCGAGATCGGCCGTGAAGTGTACAGCGAGCCAGACATGCAGAAATCCGATAAGCGCCGTGGCCTTATCAAGAGCATGATCTATGGCCGTCTTTACGGTGCCGGCGTTGCGAAACAGGCGCTTACCGCCGGCGTCCACGAATCCGCAATGAAGCACACGTCAGACGAGTTTGATCGTCGATTCCCTGGAATGGCGTACTTCCAGCGACAGATTGAAGACATTGGGATGCGTCGTGTTCGCGAGGAAGGCCAAGGCTACGTCTATACTTGGACAGGTCGGCGACTTCCTTGCGACGAAGGTCGCGTGTACACGCTTGTCAACTATCTCATTCAAGGTGGTGCCGCGGAGGTTTTCAAGGCGAACCTCGTAAAGCTCGACCAAGCAGATCTGACTGAGATGCTGATCGTTCCAGTGCACGACGAAATCGTGCTACAGGCGCCGCGCAAGGACGCCCGCGAGATCATGCAAGTTGTTCGTGAATGCATGACAACGCGTGAAGGTTGGGCTGTGCCGCTAACTGCTGACGTCGACGGTCCGCTTGAGACGTGGGGAGACAAATACTGATGGCGGTAAGTAAGTACATGACAAAGGCGCTGCAGCTTGCAGCTAAGAGCAAGTGTAGACATCGTCATGGATGTGTCGTCGCCAAGAACGGTCGTATCATCGCGATGGCGACAAATAAGAAGGTCGGTGACCCAAGCACCGCTTGGCGTGTGTCGCACATCCACGCGGAATTTGGCGCTATCATTGCTGCCGGTTCGCGTGCGACCGGCGCGCACGTCTACATTGCGAGAGTTGGCGCGGACGGCGAACCAGCACCGTCAAAGCCATGCAAGAAGTGTGAGAGCATGCTCGTTCGAGCTGGAGTAGCTAGGGTGGTATGGACGTGAACAGACTAGTACTTTCAGTAGACCCGGGCAAGAAGAGCGGTATCTGCGTGTTTAAGTTTGCAGACGGAGAGCCTGAGCTTTTGTACTCTGGTGAGTACATGATGCGCGAGTACCACGTGCCAATCTTGCGCGCGATCACCGACGCTATGGTGCTTGGCGCCGACCTCGAAATAGTCTGCGAGCGATTCACGATCAACGCGCAGACGGTCAAGAATTCGCAGGCGCCGTTCAGCCTTGAGCAGATCGGCATCTTGAAGTATCTGCTTTTGAGCAACGGAATCGACCCGGACTGCATTGTGCTGCAGTCACCTGCAGACGCAAAGCGCATGTTTCCAAACGAAGCGCTTAAAAAGCTTGAGTACTGGCACCGTGGAGGCGAAGGACACGCACTTGACGCGATTCGCCACGCCTTGCTGTATCTGGCAAAGCACGGTTGGACGCCTCGCAGACTACTTCAGTAAAAGATACTAAGAAAAATTTTGCAAGCGTCATACATTTGACTTAGTATGTGGTATAGTCATCCTCGCTAACGAGAAGAGGTGACATGAATGCCGGTTGACGTAGAACTGAATGACGCAGGGACGAAGATCAAGATCGACACAGAGTGGCGCTACAAGGAGCTCTGCAAGAGCATTCCAGGCGCGACATGGTCAGCGACTGACAAGCACTGGAGTGCCCCACTCGCGTGGTCGACATGCTTGGCGCTTCGTTCAGTCTTCAAGACAGAACTTCAGATCGGTCCACGGCTCACGGCCTGGGCTTCGAACGAAGTTACAACAAGAATCAACCCGTGCAACGAGTTGCGTGATCTAGAAGATGCAGAGGGCGATGAGAAACTGTTCCCGCACCAACGCGCAGGCGTCCAGTTTCTGGCTACGGCGCGTCGGGCACTTCTGGCCGACGAGCCGGGTCTGGGAAAGACCGCGCAGACAATCCGCGCCTTGAAAGAGATTCAAGACCGAGGCGGAGAAGTCTTCCCCGCGCTAGTCGTCTGCCCAAACACGCTGAAGAAGAACTGGAAGCGCGAATTCGAGATGTGGTGGCCTGGCACTAACGTGCAGGTGATCAGCGGTTCTGCTACTGCTCGGCGTAAGCAATTCGAAGAGAACGCTGACGTGTTCGTTATCAACTGGGAATCTCTTCGCGCTCACTCGAAGCTCGCATCCTACGGATCCGTCGCGCTTGCGCGCTGCGTTGCCTGCGGCGGGCACGACGACAAGGTCACTGAAAACCGCTGCGAAGTTCATCGTCGTGAGTTGAACTGCATTGACTTCAAAGCGGTCGTAGCTGATGAGATTCACCGGTCAAAGGAACCGAAGAGCAAGCAGACGCGTGCGCTTTGGGCTGCAACCGGTGACGCTGACATTCGATTTGCTCTCACAGGTACGCCAATTGCGAACAACGTTCTCGACCTCTGGGCGATCTTGCACTGGATTTCGCCGGAAGATTGGCCGAGCAAGACTCGATGGATTGATCGCATGGTCGACACCATGATGAACGCCTTTGGCGGTCTCATGGTCATCGGTGTCAAGCCTCACATGGAATCCGAGTTCTACTCGTCAATCAATCCACGTATGCGGCGCATGTTGAAAGCACGTGTGTTGCCGTGGCTGCCGCCTGTCATCAAGGAACGCCGCGATGTCGAGATGTCGACAAAGCAAAAGAAAGCGTATCAGCAGATGCGCGATCTCATGATTGCAGAACTTGAAGGTGGGGACGCACTTACTGCTCCTAGTCCATTGACGCAGACTATCCGGTTGCTGCAGTTCGCTAGTTCATACGCCGAGATTTCCGTCGACGAGTTTGATGGCACCACAGAGGTGCAGCTAACCGCACCGTCATGCAAGGTCGACGCGCTGATGGACGACATCAAGAATGGCGACTTTGGCGATGATTCTGTTGCGGTCTGCGCCGTGTCACGCCAGCTTATCGAGTTGCTTAGCGATGAAATGACAAAGGCAAAGATTCCGCATGGGTTGATCACCGGCGCGCAGTCCGAGGACGAACGTCAACAGGCGATCGACGATTTCCAAAACGGCCGCATCAAGTGGATTCTGTTTACGGCACAGGCTGGAGGCGTCGGCGTGACGCTTACGGCCGCACGGCAGATGGTGATGCTTCAGCGCCCTTGGTCGCTTGTTGATTACAAGCAGGCGCTCGATCGCGTGCACCGCATCGGTAGCGAAATTCACGATTCTGTTCTCATCATCGACTATGTCACTGAGGGCACAATCGAGGAGCGCGTGATTCAAGTGCTCGACACGAAGGCCGATAACTTCGAACAGATCGTGAAAGACAAGGCAAGGCTTCTTGACATGCTCAAGGACGAGAAAGGTCGCAAGTGACAGACATCATCGAAACACCTGTCGAGGTTCGCGGGCCTATCCGCATCTCGAACAGTGAAATCCAGACATTTAAGGATTGCCGACGGAAGTGGTGGTTGAACTACTACCGCAACCTAAAGCCTCTCCAGCAGAATTTCACCGGCGCGCTCGCACTCGGTTCACGGGTACACGCCGCGTTGGATGACTACTACTCCAAGAATATTCCACTCTTGGATGCGTACGCGGCTCACGTGGAAAACGATCGCGACCTTCTTCGCCAGTCATTTCGTGACACAAACGAACTCGACACTGAGGCCGAACTTGGACGCATCATGCTCGAAGGATACCTCCAGTGGGTTGACGAAGACGGGATTGACGCCGAGCTCGAGATGATCTCGACAGAGGAAATCATTGCGATGCCGATGTTCGGTGGCCAAGTCGAGCTGCAAGGCAAGCTCGACATGCGTGTTCGTCGCAAGGCTGACGGTGTTCGACTCTTCCGTGACTTCAAGACCGTTGGCGGTTCGTTCGCTGAATTCGGTTCCATGGCACACATGAACGAGCAGATCCTCACGTACATGATCCTTGAAGCAGCGAATAATCCCGAGGGCGAACGTTGCGATGGCGGCATCTTCACGATGCTCAAAAAGGTCAAGCGTACCGCAAACGCAAAGCCGCCGTTCTATGATCAGATCGAAGTTCGACACAACACGTTCGCATTGCGTGCATTCTGGAACCGGCTTCATGGAGAAGTCCGAGACATGATGGCCGTACGCAAGGCGCTTGACGAAGGAGGCGATCACCACTATGTGGCGTATCCGCGTCCGAGTCGAGACTGCAAGTGGAAGTGCAATTTCTTTGCTGTGTGCCCGTTGTTTGACGACGGCAGTGCGGCGGAGCACGCGATTGTCGAGCTGTACTCGGCCGGCGATCCGTATGACTACTACAAGACCCCAGAGATGAAAGGAAGTGAATAATGGCAGAAGTACAGAGATCGTTGACCATCATGGTCTACGGTGAATCCAAGGTCGGTAAGTCGACATTTGCGGTCACAGCTCCGTATCCTCGGCTGATGCTCGACGTGGAAGGTGGACACCGGTTCTTGCCGATCAACGTCAAGTACTGGGACCCGCTTCGCGAGGAACCGCCCGTCGCTGACGGCACCTGGGACACTTGCGTCGTGAACGTCACGCAGTATGACACGGTGCTCAAGGCGTACCAGTGGCTGCAGCTGGGCAAGCATCAGTTCAAGTCGTTGATCATCGACTCAGTGTCAGAGCTTCAGGTCAAGTGCGTTGACAACATCGCCGGCAAGAATCAGATGCAGATGCAGCAGTGGGGCGAACTTCTTCGTCACATGGGTGCTCTTCTTCGCGATCTTCGTGACCTCACGATGCACCCTGTCAACCCGCTCGAGGCAGTCGTGCTAACAGCCATGGCGCGTCAAGGCCAGGACGGTCGGTATCGTCCGTATCTTCAGGGACAGCTTGCGATCCAGGCGCCCTACTTCTATGATATCCTTGGCGCTCTGTCCGTCGAGGAATTTCCGAGCCAGGACCCGACGCAACCGCCGTACAAGGCACGACGCATGTACGTCGAGCGCACTGCGCAGTATGAAGCCGGTGAGCGCGTTCAAGGCAGGCTCGGTAAGATCGTAGAGCAGCAAAATCTCGGTGTCGAAAACATGCTCGACATCGTCTTCGGGCCCCGCGCAGCGGCGCCCACGTCCACAGCAAAGTCCAAGTAAGCAACAAGAGAAAGACACATTCCAATGAGCACACTCAACTGGGGCGACCTCATCAAGGACGCAGGCGACGTCGGCAGCTATGATCCGCTGCCCGACGGCGACTACGACCTCACAATCATGGAGGCAACCGCCAAGCAGACACAGACCGGCAAGACGATGTTCGCCATCAAGGCGCAGGTCCTCACCGGCGCGCACGCCAAGCGCCTCGTGTGGGACAACCTGGTCGTCTCGACCGACAACCCCAACGCGCTCGGCATTTTCTTCCGCAAGATGGGCGCACTCGGCCTGGGTCGTGAATTCTTCTCGACCAACCCGACCAACGCTCAGATCGAGCAGGCGCTCAAGGGACGCTCGTTCCGCGCACAGGTCGGCAGCCGTGTGTGGCAGGGACAGAAGAAGAACGAGGTCAAGGCGTACTACGCCACAACGGCAGCCGGCACTGTGGCTGCAGCGGCACCCGCTCCTGCGCCTGCACCGGCACCCGCACCGGCCCCTGCACCGGCACCCGCACCGGCCCCTGCACCGGCCCCTGCACCTGTCGTTGAGGCAGTTGCCGAGCAGCCGGCGGCTGCAGGCGACACTCCGCCCAGCGCTCCGTTCTGAGCCAAGAACACCCAGTCAACGTGGAGGGCCTCTGCTCGTGCAAACGAGTACGCCCTCCACGTTGCATTTTGGCGAGCTTTGCATGATTCGCCAATCAATCCGTGATAGCTTACACACTGAAGAGATAAAGACGTTTTGGAGATGGAATGAAAGTCGCTATTCTTGAGCCAGAGCCTGGAGTAAAGGGACCGACGGCGTGGGCGTTTCGTCTGCGTTACGGATTCAAGGCACTTGGTCACGAAGCAGATGTCGTGTCGTACACGAAGAGTGGTCGTGCGCGTTCGTCGTGGGGAAAGCCACAGCCTGGTGGACGGTGGTGGAGTGAAGCTCCCGACGTCACAGTCAAAACAGTCGACATTGTTCAATGCCTTGACACCTATGACATGGTTGTACTTCCAGAAATTAAGATCCCGCTTCACGACAAGACCGCGATAAAGGCAGGTGGCGGCGCGTTGCCTGAGTACGTCGACGCGCTCCTACGGACCAAGACCCCGTGGACAACGTCGCTGCACGGTTCGTTCTACCCGGACAAAGATGTGCCGTTCGTTGCGAAGCTTCTTGAGTCGCCATCGCGTGGGACCAAGCTTGTCACGATGAGCGAAGATTCTGCGCTCTATAGCAATGACATTTTCAAGGCTGTCGATTGGATTAAGGGTCCTATGCCCTATATCCCGAAGTTCGAGATCGACGCCCCGGTCCAGCGCGAAAAGATCGTTGGCACGTCAGGCCGGTTTATCTACAACAAGGGGCAGCCTGTTGTCGCTATGACCGGCGTGTTCCTAGACCCAGACGTCACCGTTGAGGTCTGGGGATCATGCTCTGTCGGACTTGGCCCGTCGCCGACGTTCATCGTCTATGAACTTCTTAGAGAACACTTTGGCGCGAAGGTGCTTCGTTATCACAAGAATCTCGATACAGAGACTGAACGAACCGACGGCAATATCATCACGCCGTATCCGTGGGATGCGCGTGTCGAAGGTCACGCGCTTGTTCGGTACCTCGGGAACTATGTTGATTCGTCAAAGATCGCTCAGCGGTTCCGCGTTCACATGAATTTGACCGCGCACAATTTCGCGCGCGGGCTTGTCGAATACTCGACGCTTGAGGCCGCAGATGCCGGCGCACTCTGTATCGTGCCCGGCCACCTTTCAGATTCTCAGTTCCGTATGATGGTGCTCGACTGGTATAAAGGTTCCCCGACGCAGGGTCGTCTTGTAAAAGACGAAGGAATAGAGGTAATCAAGAAGTGCGCTGACGCATTTCAGACATGCCTTGAAATCCCAGAAGCTGACCACATCGCAATCGCGCAGCACAACCGCGAAGTTCTTCGCACAAGAAACGATCCTCGAAAGACCGCTGAGGTGATGATCGAGAGTGCGTTCTCATGAGAGGATTGTCCGGCGCGGTAGTCACCAATAACGGCGACGGACACACCGTCACCAAGCAAGGCGGCGACGGCGCAAGAACGCGCGCGCAGGGCGAGTGGATCGTCATACATAGCGTCGGTTCAATGTTTCCCCATGTCTATGCTCTTCTTTCCGATGGATACATCATGGAAAAGCTAGAGTTCATCGACTACTGGGAAGTTGATCCGAGCGAGATGGTCGAGATGCTTCGTAGCTACGTTTGGATTCAACCTCCGGTCGCACCACCTACACAGTCGACTCTTGGTCTACTTCTCGAGAAGATGCAGATCACGATAGATACGTGGCTAAGTGGTATAATTTCAGACACAACAAAAAGTCAGATACTGAGTGACGCAGAGACAGCAGCCGCCGGCGCATTTGAGATGCACCACGCATTGACGCACGGCGATCCGACAGCTGAAAACGTGATGTACAGACCAGGCTTTGGTAAAGTTCTCATTGATCCAATCCAAGCAACTGAGGTAGTCCCGGATTCACCGGCTGTCGACATCGGAAAAATGCTGCAAAGCGCGTGCGGTTGGGAGCACGCCAAGTACGCAACCGGTTTTTCAGCCTTTACAAGGCGAGATCTCAAAAAGGCGATAGCCGATGATGAGCTTTTCGCAGTCGGCGAAGCGTGGGCGACTATCCACGTGGTTCGTGCTCTTCCATACGTCATTCAGAACATGCCGAACTCGGTAAAATCTGTGCTTTCTGTTCTCGATAGAGCGATTGAACGGAGATAAAAATGAAGTATTGGTGTTCAGACATTGACGGCGTTCTCATTGACTCACGTGAACTTGTGCGCGAATCGTACAAGCACATCGGCGTTGACATGCCGCTCGAAGCTTGGGGTCATCCGTGGAACACGTGGCTGCCAGGTGCGGTTGGCTCGTATGAACTCGCTGAGCAACTCCATGCGACAAAGACACGCGAGTACGTAAAGGTACTGAAGAGCGGCGCAGTCAAGCGAAATGCTCTTCCTTTCGCGCAGATCATGGCCGCGCTCGAACAGCGCAACGACACTCAGGTCTTTTATGTGACTGGTGCAACCCAGGAGGTCGCTAAGACCATCCTGTCGGAACTGGGATTAGACCACCATGCGCTACTCGCGTCGAGCATCTCGACAGACGACCGGCTCATGATCATGCAAAACATCAGCGACACTGGAACGTACGTCGACGACAGGATCGAGGGTCACAGGCCTGCAATGCTTGCAGGCTGGGACTTTATCTGGGCAAAGCAGGAATGGCATTGGAAGCAGTAATACTTGCGGCAGGTCGTGGTCAACGGATGGAAGGACTAGCAAAGCCATTCTTTAAGCCACTTCTTGAATTGAACGGCATTCCGCTACTGAAATACGCAATTCAATACGCTGACGCCGCGCAAGTAGACCATGTGACCATTGTTGTTTCGCCGAGCAACGCCGACGACATTGAGCAGATCACTGCAGAATACGGTCCCTGGGTTTCGACCATAGTTCAAGAGCATCCATTTGGCCCTGGCCATGCAGCGATGCTCGGGATTGAACAAGTTCTTTCGAAAAAGACGATGCTTTTGATGAGCGACAACATCATGAATACCGACACCATTGTAGAAATGGCCGACACTGTAAGAAGAACGGACTGTGACGCCGTCGGGATCAGGTATGTCGAGCTTGACAAGGCAGCTAGGTTCACGAGAGTCAGGCTGCGTCCTAGCGGACTGTACTCATACGTTGAAGGCGTTGAAATCAACCAAGAAGATGTCTGGCCACTCACTCGCGAATCTGTAGTCTGGTGCGGACCACTCGTATTCGACACTGAGGTCGCCTCGAGTGTGCTTTCTCGCGCGTTTCTGAATAGTCACATCACAAATGACGGTGCAGAAATTAAGATCGGTCCGCACCTTGACCAAATCATGAGCGTCGACACGTCACTGTTTGACGTTGAGGCATTTGATGTAGGAATCCCGTCTGTCTATATCCAACAACAGAATGACAACGCGTAATGAAAAAAGTTCTTATCACCGGAATGGCAGCTCCTCAGACATCTGCACGTTTGGCAAAGAGGAATGCTACATTCTCTGGTGCTGTCGCCAAGTTACTTCAAAAAGCAGACATTGAAGTCGATCATCGTGAACCGTGGATTGCAAAAGACGCTACGGAATTCGACGAGTACGACTCTGTCATTGTTGGAGTATCGCCAGTCCTGAGTCTTAGTGCAAACAACGCCTACGGTGCACTTAGCGTAATAGACTCTCTTTTCTATAGCGAGAAGTTGCGGCTACTGATTGACGCACCGGACCCAGACAAAATCCCGGCCAGTTTTCGCGCGATAAATCGTGTGCCAGACAATCTTGTCAAGCCTCTCTACCGCGCTAGAAAGGGCTATGGCGCCGTTCTCGATGATACCGAGCTACGCGCGCGACTCGACTGGACAGCCGCGCGAATGCTTACTGGTTGGACGCCGCGAACAATCTTTCCGGCGTCTGTTGGCGTAAGCAACACTGATGTCGCTAGACGTATTGATGCTGACCCGTCGTCCGTGGTTGCTATCAACGTCGACGCCGCGTTAGTCAAGGTCGGCGGTGGCTTTTTGCCAGGAGGTAGAAGTCCATTCTGGTGCGTCGACACGCCGAAGTCAAAGTGGTTCGAGACTGTGAAACACGGGCTCACTTGGAATTGGATGCCGGCCAAAGAACACAAAGGTGAGATTGATGACGCCATTGAGGCACGGCTTTTGACGTGCTCTGGTGTTATGATTGCTCCGAGCGACGGAGGGCTTTTATGGTGGAATCCTCGCATGATCCAAGCTGTAAACACCGGCACTGTCGTAGCGACCGACTGGCGGTCGGCGAGCTGGCTTGGCGAATCATGGACGTGCTTACCGTCAACCATCGAGGACATGTCACAGATCGACAGGTTCGAGATCGCCATGGCGCAACGAAAAGATTTTCTATCATCGACGCCTAAGGTCGATGACTCTGTCGAAGCATTGATCAAGGAGCTAGGGTTTTGAGCGAGACAAACAACTACCTGTTTCACAAGTGGCTAGACGCTACGCGAAAGTTGCAGCAAACAGCCTACGGAGTCGATTACACAGTCTTTCACAGCGACGAACCAGAAAATCTTCGCGCACTCATCGAGTATATTCGTTGGAACATGCTTGCCATTGACGACGAACTTGCCGAGGTGCGTAAGGCAATTTCTTGGAAGCCGTGGCAGCACGACGACCCGTACGCCGATCGTCGTGAAATCCTCAAAGAATGCGTCGATGTTCTGCACTTTGTCGCGAACATTCTGTGCGCAGCTGGCGCAACAGACGACGAACTTGACCTCGCATACTTGAACAAGATGCAGCTCAACGCTGATCGACAGAAAAAGGGATACCGAGTTCTTGATACAGGAATGAAGTGCGCACAGTGCGCTCGGGCTCTCGACGACTATGACACGTCAGCGTGCACTGAAGTGCAGTGTCCTCAGCGATGAGCGCTGTGAACTCCTTGTGGGCTGATGTTTCGGCCAGTGACCTTAAAACCGGTGACGTTCTCCGCGTAAAGTTCGATGCTTATAAAACCGCGGCCGGAAAGATACACAACGGGCGGCTTGTCCGAGTGATCGACGTAAAAGACGGCGATGTACACGTCACGACAATTGACCTAAGACTTCCCTACGTATCCGGTGCGCGACATGCTCCGTACCGGCTTGAAAAGAAAGTAGCAGAACTATGAGTAGTCGCCGTCTAAAGCGCAACGCAGTTCACTGTGCTCACTGCAACACAACGATCGAATCCAAGCATGTTCACGATTTCGTCACGTGCAGTTGCCCGCCAGATTCGCAGACACGGGTGTTTGTCGACGGCGGCCTTGACTACCGGCGCCTTGGATTTGGGGACAGCGCCATGTTCAAAGATCTAGCGGAATACGAAGAGGAAAGCGGATCATGAGAGTCACGGTGACAATCGAAGAAACGGGCGCGACTATGGACGAAGCGATCAAGGCTCTCGTTGAAGAGTGGCGCGTAATCGTAGATGATGAAACCGCGATGCTGCCAACTGACGCTGAAATGCACCTCACACGCGAATCTTCAAAATACGATCCGCCGATGTACAGGATCTCGTATGTAGCACGAATTAAGGTTGACCCAAAGGTGCGGCCAGTATGACAAAGCCAGCCGTCAGCAAGAAAAGTGCGCGTGAGGAAATGCTACTCGAAGTTGCACGTATCATCTCTGGCCAACGTGATGAGCAGTACGGCGGGCCAGAGGACAACTTCGAAAAGATCGCCAGGATCTGGACAGTGCTATTCGATCGCAAGTTTTCACGTGAAGATGTTGCGATGGCGATGGTCGGAGTGAAGATGGCTAGATACGCCGCGGGCGCTGGATTCCAGCCAGACACTTGGACAGACATTGCGGGATACGCCGCGTGCGGCTACGAGGTCGGTATCAAGGAAAACAGCCTGCTCATGTAATGTTCTCCCCCGGGCCATGATAGGTTGTAAGTATCATCGTCCGCATACGGAGCACGCAATGAGCGATCACACATTTATCGACTGCAATGGACTAGCTGCGTTCATGAGTCTTGGCTTTGTCAAGTCCGGCATGGAGATGCAGCTCCGCACTGGGACATTGAACTTTGGCAACCCTGTCGCCGAGTTGAACAGACATCATCTGGGCGACAACTGGAGTGCCGCGTTTGGTGACGATCCGAACGACTGGCCCACAGCAAACGTAGACGCTGTCATCGGATGTCCACCATGTTCTGGCTGGTCTGTGTGGTCAGGCGCTGATAAGCGCGGACCTGACTCGGCTGCGCACGAGCACACGCGCGCATTCATGCGCTACGCAGCTCGCGTAAAGCCAAAGATCGTAGTGTTCGAGTGTGTGCAGCAGGCGTATACGCAAGGTCGCGCCGTGATGCTTCAATATCGCAACATGCTTGAAGAACTGTCAGGTAAGAAGTATGACCTGTACCACGTAAAGCACAACAACCTGCAGGTCGGTGGATTCTCATACCGGATGCGCTATTTTTGGGTAGCTGTCGAGCAAGGAATGCCGTTTGGCGCATCAGTGACGAATCCCACCGAGATTCCTCGAATGAGAGACATCATCGGCGACCTCGAGAACCTCGAAGTCCAGTGGGAGCCGCAAAGCTATGGCCAGTCAGAGCCTAGTCCATTTGTTGCCGGCCTTCGGACTAAAACGGGTATCGTCGACGGCCACATGAACAAGATCAGCATGGACACCAGACGAATTGACGAGATCTTTGAGATCATCGGCAATGACGGGTGGGGTCCGATGGTCGATCTTGCCGGCGCGCTTAAGCAAGCTGTCGAAAAGAACGGCGACAAGTTCCCGCAGTCATGGCTTAGTCAAGAAGAGAAAGTTCGTAGAAAGGATTTCTATCTTGGATTCTCGACAGCTGTTCGCTGGGATGCTGATTCATTCTGTCACGTGCTAACCGGTGGAGCCATGGACCATATCGTCCATCCGACGCTACCACGCCGCATCACGCATCGTGAGGCTGCAAGAATTCAAGGACTTCCTGACGATTGGTCATTTGTCGAGGCAAAGAACTACTCCGCCCTCGGCGCGACATGGGGTAAGGCCGTTGCTGTGCAGGCCGCTACGTGGATCGGCGAGGCAACTGTTGCCGCACTTGACGGCCAACCCAACGGGCCACAAGGACAGTTGATCGGCGATCGCGAGTACCTGCTTGAAACGGACAAAGGATTCAGTCGATCCTTCGTGCGTAAAACGTACTTTGAAACTAAGTAATATATAGTTTCAACGCAACGACGCAAACAAGGAGTGACGCTTGCAGTCTTTTCTCATCTCTACCGACTCGTTTGTCGAGACAGCATCAGTGCTCGACAACAAACGCTTGCACAAGCAAACGCTCGAAGCGTGGCAGTGTCTGCTGACGATCACCGAGCTAGATCCCGATGGAAATCACCGGACGCCAAAAGGCTGGACGACGCATCCTGTCGTTCGAATGTGGCGAGGCTACGAATCCGCGTTTGTCGCGTACATGGCAGCAACGTACGTCGAATGGAAGTCGCGCGGCTACAAGTCGACCATGTTGCCAAAAATCTTGCATACCTACGACACTGCTGTGCAGCTTGGCCGCATCGACTCGGCAATGGTTCTCCCGCCGTGGATGACTGACAAAGCGTACTTCGAGACGCTGTGTTCGTCGCATCGGACAGCGTTGCTGTGCAAAAACTACGACTGGTACAGCCAGTTCGGATGGGCCGAGGACAGCGGCACCGCGCCGGCAACCTACGAGTACGTGTGGCCGCATCAGGACGGGTTTGCCCCGTAATTAGAGGCCCTCTGTCCCTCTCTAAGCCCTTCAACGAGGCGCATTTGCATGTCGATATGGCGCTAGTTCGACCGCCGTACGGTATACAATACCTCTTACCATGAAAGATTCAAGAATTGGTGAATCGCTCTGGCTCGAGTGGACTGGAGACAGTTTCGGCGAGCTTTCGGATTCATCAACCGCGTATTACACGCTGACCCACGTCGATATTGAGCACGATGTAGTAAAGCGTGCGCTTGCTTCAGCTCTTCAGCGTGACGGAATTGCGGTTACGCTTGGAGAAGGCTACAAGCTTGCCGAATCTGCCGACATTACATTTACATATGCGGGATATGTCGACGATTCACTTGATCTGTCACTGTGCGACGACGATGGAATGACCTACAACGGAGATACGACCGACGACCTCTTTGAGATCACGTTGGCGGAGCTCCGGTGGCAGGAATAAGAGATCACTCGTGGCAAGAGTCCGGTACCTGCGCGCAGCCGGAAAACAAACACATGGCTCCACTGTTTTTCTCAAGCGTCCCGCGAGAAAAATACGACGCGCGCAACCTGTGCTTTTCTTGTCCCGTCCGTGACAAGTGTCTTAAGTACGCTCTGGAAAACAAAGAACTTTGGGGCGTTTGGGGCGGTAAGGACGAAGCTGAGATACGACGCGCACTGTCGGTCACATTTGACGGCAAAGAGGTGCGTCGAACTCGCTTTCCAAATTGCCCGTACTGCGGCGCGCGACCGTCGAAGCTAGTTGTCGTCATTGCACCGACGCCTGAAGGTGGCCGCTGGGCGACAATGAAGCTAGTCAAGTGCGAAGAATGCGAGTTCACTTGGAGAAGTCGCACAAGCGCGAACGCCGTTACCGCGTATCACACCGCGCGCGCCAAGGCTAAAAATAAGGCTAAAAAGCCAGACTAATCTTCGTCCGTCGACTGTTCAATCGAGTCGAGCTCGTTGTTGAGAGCGTCGACAGTCGCCTCAAGAACAGCGATCTTTTGTGCTTGTTCTGAGATCTGCCGAGTCAAGCTGCTAACAATGTTGTTGATGTCGAGCTGCAGGTCTTTCATTTTCTCTGTCTCCAGTTGTCAGTGCGCGTAGTTGGGTGTCTTTTATCGAGACGGTGAAAGGTCGTACCAGCCGAGTCGGCCACCGCGAAGAGATTCTAACTGGTCGATCCACTTATCGTATTTTGCTGTGCAAACTTCTGTCCCACAGATGTCGATCGCGCGCTGACGCCATTCCTCGCCTCGTGTCGCTCTTGCATTTTCAACACTGACAAGCGCTTGTCGTAGCGACCGATACCGATTCACCTCTGGCAATGTTTCAGTGAATACGCCGTAGTCAGGTGCAGCAACGCCGACGCCTGACATCATCGCCTCGGCGTGCACGCCTTCCCACGGGCCGATGTAGAGCGTCGGACAAATAAATACTTCGGCGCCTGCAAACAATTTGCGCCGCGCGTCTCCTACAACAGCACCAACATGCTCGACATCACCTTCAATAATTGTGCCGTCTGTTGCCACGATGCGCCCTGGCTCTTGGCTTGCGACTCCACCGCCAGCAAGAAGAAGCTTTAGTCCAGACTCATTCGCAATGCGGGCTGCAGCGTGCGGGCCTTTTCGTGAGATCAGTCGCCCTACGAAAAGCGCATATCCTTTCGATTCCGACATTTCCCACTCATCCGGAACAACAGCGTTCGGAATCACAGTATCAAACGCGCGACCGTCTCCGATGTTATATGCGCCATAGCGATTATGCATCCAAGCGTATGACTCATAACAGGCGAACGTGTCCAAGTGGATACCTTCATATCCAACTCCTGGTTCAATCACTGTATGGGTCTGCTTGAAACGGTCAATTAGCTCATAAGAGATTGATCCGCCGATAAAACCGATGATGTCGTCACCGTCTAGTCGATCGTTTATTGCGCCCAGTGCGCGAACGTGAAACTGTTGCCAGTATGGCAATTTTCCGTTCCATTCAATCGACGGCAATTGGTTAGGTTCCCAAGTGCCGAAGTATTTTTGCTGTTCTTCGACGGAAAGAAGCGAGACATCGGCCATGTCACCGCCCCAGTAGACTACAACTTCGCGTCCTGCAGCTCGAAGCATTCGCGCAAGTCTCACGGCCTTTGCTGTGAATGCGCAGAATGAAAAGTTTACGTCATCGAACTGTGTATGCGGCAACCCAACAAGATGAATGCGACCCATGGAAATATTCTACATGGAACACTCTTTTGAGAACGCATTTGTCTGCTAAACCAATGTAGTATTCAATCATGACATGGCATGAGAATCAAGAGTACGAGCGGAAATGGTGGGGCGACTGCACCAACACGTTTGCTGAGGAAACGAAGCAGATCACCTATGCGCATCGTATGGGGATGGTCAACATTACAGACGGCGAGCATTGGCCGTACTATGATCTCGCTGGAAAGTCAGTGATTGACATCGGTGGCGGTCCTACATCGATTCTTCTCAAGTGCCACAGCGGCGGTCGACGCGTTGTTGCGGATCCGTGCAATTTCCCAGCATGGATTAGAACCAGATATGAAGTCGCTGGCGTTGAATTCGTCTCTGAGCCTGGTGAAACACTTAGCGAGGTTACTGCGCTACAAGGCGTTCGATTTGACGAGGCATGGATTTACAACGTTCTTCAGCATACAGAGGACCCGGCACGCGTCATTCATAACGCGCGCACTCTTGCTCGAACGGTGCGGTTGTTTGAGTGGATCGACATTCCACCGCATCCTGGCCACCCGCACGAGCTAAAGGCGGATACGCTGTGTCAATGGCTCGGCAGCTTCGGCACTGTTGAAGACATGCGAAAGGCGCCAGAAAATGGCTGCGATCAGCGCGCGTTCTACGGAACGTTCTTTGGCTACTGAATAATTATGGTGAAGCCGTAGTTATTTCCGGCGTCTCCAGATTCAGTTGAAGGCGTGGCGGACAGCGAATTCGCTCCCTTTGAACTGTCAAATCTTTCTGCTGTAACTATTGACATTCCAACGGATGTTTGAGCAGTTAATGGTGTTACACCAGGCTGGACTGTAAAAGTATCAGACGTTCCGGTTCTGACAAACCAGCGGATCACCATGGCCTTTGCGTCTGTAGTGTAGCCAGGAATCGGCGGCGTGTAGATATCTGCGGTTCGATAGTTGTATCGACCGCGAATAGGAGTCAATCCGATTTGTGCAGGTTGAGCTGAGATAGCTGTGTCGAGCCTAACTACACCGCCTGGTGAGTCAAAGCTGAGTTCACTTGATTGAGCGTCTATGGTTTGTGGTTGTGGAACCAAGACGTTTCCAGAAATTCCCTCAATAAGAAAATCATCTGGATCAGCTTTTTCTATTAAGTAGTTTCCAAGTATTTCTGCTGTTAAAGATGAAAAATCGAGATCAGCAACAGACGACTCAAAGAACTGTGGGACTGCAGAGAGACCAGGATCTATGGCTCCTTCTACACCGACTACTTCAACGTAAGCTTTAAGGCTATTTAAGCCACCATAAAAAGCATCACCATTACGCAGTCTTTGGTTTCTTAATACAGAGCCGATGCAGTTGGCGAGCCAACCTCCAGACCCACCAAAATCGACAATCGTTGCACCAGAAACCGATTCTTCGGACTGCGTGTCATTCAGTGGATCAATGTGCAAAACGCCGCTTACACCATCGTAAGAAACGACTTCAACTATGGTTCCCAGTCCAGTGTTTTCAATGGAAGCAAAGGTTAAAACGTCGCCTTCCTTTGGAAAGTATCCGATATTGTTCGTTACGGTTGTAAATGAGACATTGTAGGTGTCTCCACCGTCCATGCCTCCAATCAAATATTGCCCATCTGCACTTACAGTACGAGTTACAGCATTTAATGTAGCTGTAGAACCATATATAAAAAGATTTAGAACAATAGTGCAAGAGGTAGATCCACCATCAACAGATAGGGTCCCGGGCTGCGCCGTTATAAGCCGAGAAACAGGGTTAGCGTTTCCAGCTAAACTAACCGAACCAACCTGACCATCAATGGTCACGCCTGTCGCGGAAACAGTTACAGACCCAGTAGAAGTAGTTGTATCTACCGGAAAAAAAGAATCAATGTCTGTGCTGCGGTACGCAAGAACACCTTCTGTAGCGACTGCTGTGACTTGAGCTTGCCAAGCCAGTCCAGCACTGAAGATCGAAGCACCTGCGCCATACGGCGATCCGTCAATGCCGATGTCATTAGGTTGAACAATTACTTGTCCTGAAGCGGCGTTTCCACTTATGACCTGGACAATTGTGCCTGACCCGGTGTTATCTAAATCTCTGTCCCAGGTTACAGCCAGACCGATTGTTGGCGCGGTTCCTAGGCCGCTGCTATAGCTAACGGCGTAACCCGGCAATCTTTCAGCCAAAGCCAAAGTCAGCATGGCATTTGTCGAAGAAGTTACAGTGACGGCCGTGGTTCCTGTTGACCCAGCGACAGCCTTTTGTCCGGTCCAGACAAGAAGACCGCCACCGTTACCAGAACTTGTTCCGTTGTCGAAACGTTCAGTGATGCTTGTCAGGTTCGCGTTTGTTATGGCGCTGACCCAGCTGCCAGCATTGTCTAAAGAAGTAGATGCGAACCCAACAACAAGACTTGTTGCAATCTCTGTTGTGATCGACGGCATCGTCAAACTAGTTGACGCTGTGTTCTTTGTAGAGGTAGCACTGATTCTAGGAAGCGCAGCGTTTCTGAACGTCACCATGACAGCAGCAAGGTGATCGGTTCCAGAAGCAATAACAGGAGCAGGCATTGCAGCCGAAGTGGCACGACAGTAGAAAACTGTCAAGGTTGTTCCTGTGGCGGTTATCTGTGATCCAAAAATCACAAAACCGTTCGCTGTCGAAAGAGAGGTTGTTCCTGTGTCTCGTTCAACTGCTAAAAAGGCTAGGTCACCTATTTGATGGGTCGGCCAAGCTGCTGAGAGAGTAGAGCCGTTTCCTGTCGATCTAAGCGCTGAAGCCGCTACAAATGTGGGATAGGCCATACTGGCATCCTTTTTTAGATTTTATGGATTGCCGTCTGTCAACGTGAATGAGGTTAATGCGGTCTGACTACCTTGAACAAATGTTGCCGTTGATCCTTGTAAGTCTGTACCGTACTGGCCGTCTATCACGGCAACACTTGCCGAAGTTGCAATCCTAAACCAAGTTGCTGTTCCACTATTTAAGATAAGAGCAGTCGAAAAAGGGTTTAGTGTTATCGTGGCGGTAGAGGTCGTGGGAGCAAGCGTTGTCGTACATTGCAGTTCAACCAGAAGCGTGGTCGCAGTCCCTCCTGTAGCTGGACGCGTCCCCGAGTATATTCTCAACCATGCGTTTGATCCAGCCTGTGTCGCCAGAGCATTCATCCGCGCGGCTCTTGCAGCCGTTGAAAAGCCAAGAGTCATAAAGAACTATTCTCCTATCGGTTCATCAACTTCTAGTGGTCGCAAAACGGAGATAGTCTCGTCGTCGAACATCAACGTGATTTCACCACTAGAAGGTCGATGCAAGTATTGATCTGGGAAAAGCACAACACCCTGATAAAAGTCAACCGTTTGTGACCAAACCTCAGCCCCATCCACAAAAGCTTTATAGACAGACATGACTATGTCAACCGATAAAGATCCGTGATGGTGTAGGTGACGTCGCCGCCATTGGTGGCTACAGGTGTGATGAACCAGTCCACGGAAATCAGCGGATATGAAGTGTCAGCAGAACCTACCGAAGTGTCATAGATGAAAGCACCGTAAAGAGTGTTGCCGCTTCCTGCTGCAGTCCAAGTCACAGATGTGGCTTTAAAGTTGATGCGGTTATTTGTGTCATCTTCTTCAAGAGTCAGCGAAGCCAAAGTTTTGCGCACGTATCCGCTGAACGTAGCTTCAACCGCAGTTCCGGTTCCGCTTGACAAGAGATCGCTTACGAAGTTCAGTTGTTGAACTTCAGCTTGTGTGTCGTACGCTGCCGGCTGCGCATCTTTGATCAAGCCCATTCGCCATGTTCCGCTCGCGTCAACAAAGTTGCCTGAAGCGATGTACAGCTTGCCTTTATTTGTAACCCAGTGACCAGTTGCCATTTCGATCCTTACGTGTCTGTTGCTTGTGTGTGGATTTCTAAAGCGGACGTTTTTGCGATGACCGGACCGCCGACCGTGCCGTTGATGATGAACGTGTTATCGAGCGTTTCAGTGAAGCACGTTACCATCTGCATGAAAATTCCTTGATCATTGTCGCCGTCTGTGCATCTGTACGAAGACGGTGCGTTTGAAGCAAGATACCGAATCCAACCAATCTTAACATTAGTGGTGTTGACGATTCTGGTAAACCCAGACGGAAGACCCGACGTGTCGCCGCCTTTTGCATAGAGAAAACACAAGATCAAATCTTTATCAAAAGCGTTCAACGTCGAGGTTCTTATTCTCACATTTGAAGTTCCTGGTGCGCCGGAAACAGAAACAGCTGATCGAACGCCGAGTGTGTACGTAGCCATTAGATCTGAAACAAATTGACAGACTGTGTTCCTGCTGATTGGGTGACGCTACGCCCAGCAACAAGACCAGATGGAAAAGAGGTAGAAATTGAGCCAGGGGTCATGTCTTGTCCCCAGAAAGAAGCCAACTGCATATAAAACCTCATAGGAAGAACGTTACTCGGCAAGCCAAAGACACTCTGGCTAATGCCTCGATCCATGCTCTGAAACTGCGTGAGCGGTAAAGTGGAATCGTAACCAAAACGATCCACTTTAAACTTTTTACGAGTTCTTTGAAAAGTTTTTCTCTGGCCGCGATTCATAATTCATCCCCATACCATGTTTAGATAACCTTGGACTGTCGGGCCGACCGTGCTACCAGCCTGATACGCAAGCCCGAGCGTTGCGCCATCGTAGACACGTGGCAGACCCATTGTGTCATCGAGTAGTGAAATTTCATTCCACTGGTTGGTTGCGAGAGAGATTGTCGCGATGGGTCTAATCAAAACAACATTGGCAACACCAGCTGTAATAGTTGCTGTGCTGAGTGCGGAAGCAGCTACTGTACCTGTTCCCATTGAAGTAATTCCTCGCTTGGAGGCGTTCAAGGCGAGCCGCACCATTCCTGTGACAGCCAACGCAGGTAGCGGAACAGCGCTGCCGGCATTGGTTGTGCCATCTGCGGCTGTGTAGTTCTGTGCTGTGACAGTTCCAGTTCCAGTTATTGCTGTAGTTACCTCTAACCATACTTGGTTATTTACTGCGGGTGCTTGGCCTGTGCCGCCGTTATAGCGGTTTGGGCTACTCAAGGCTGCAGTCAATGCACGGTTGCCGACAGGAGTTAAAGCCTGTGTTGCAGAAACTGAAAGACGGTCGTACAGCATTAGCGTGATCGGTTGAGTCGATGTCGCTCCAAAAGAAACCAGAAACTTGTAAGCCGCTGCTTGATCATTGACCCAGATCGCGCCAGCTGTCTGACTGCCAACATTGGAAATTGTTGCGCCAGATACGTTTGTTCCTACCCCGGGCTGTCCTGCTGAAGTCCAAAGAGAATACCAGTTTCCAGCAACAACTGTAGTCGCTGCTCCTACTTTGTAAAATCCATAGGACTCTTGCTGACCGAGAACGGTGTTGTTGTAAATGATGTTGTCGCGACTTGTGAATCCAGGCATCTTAGACTCCGAGGTATGTGATAGTTACCGTGATGTCGCTTCCAACAATCGTTCCTGCCGATGCTAAAACACGCACCGTAAAGTAATCACCACTCACGAATGAGGTGATTGTTGGAGTGACCCCGGGATGGGTTGAGTACATTCCGCTCGTAAGAGTGGGAATTGGACTTGGTGTGAAAATTGAACCACCGGCATCGAACTCGTCGATGAACACGTCGGCTGTAACTGTTCCGCCGATAGGTGCCACGCCGGCTGAAAGCACTACTTTCTGAATGGTTCCAGAAACTGGAGCGTACCATCGCGGTCCGTTGCCGACAATGGGCTGTCCAATGATGGAAAAAGTGATTGAGCCACCGGCAGCTGGCCCAGTAACGCCGGTTGTCCCCTGAGGACCGATAGGACCAGTCGCGCCTACAGTGCCCTGCGGACCAGTCGCGCCTATAGTGCCCTGCGGACCGGTCGCACCTGTAACACCCTGCACGCCTGCTGGGCCAGTGACACCTGTAACTCCGTCTGGTCCAGTGACACCTTGCGGACCAGTCGCACCGGCAGGACCCGTTGCGCCTGCGGGCCCCGTCGCACCTACCGCGCCGGCTGCACCAGACACTCCAGCGCCAGTAGCACCAACAGCTCCTTGTGGACCTGTCGCCCCGGTCACACCCTGCGTACCGGCGTCTCCATTTGAGTCAAAGTTGATGTAATAGACTGTGTTGTCAGTCGGCAATGTTCCACTTACAAATGCGACTGGAATTTTGTAATATCCGGCAGCAACCGTAACCGTGCCGGCGACTCTAAAGGTGCACTGAATAGTGCCGGTCGTTGCGTTTGAAGTAAAAAACGTCAACACGCCTTTGAGTGCAGACGTCGAATCGTCCCAGATGTCGTACCACGATGTCTGTGTCACGTTTCCGGTATCGACATTGTCTATGAAGATGTTTGTAACTGATCCGATGAGTCCGTTATTGAATTTAAAGACTCCGCCACCTGGATCAGCATCGTTGGTAGTTGCGGAGAACGTGTATCCAGGTCTGTAAATTGGCCCGGTAGGTCCGGTAACGCCTTGAACACCGGTGACACCCTGCACACCAGTGACACCCTGAACACCGGTAACGCCAACAGGCCCTGTCGCACCAACAGGCCCTGTCACGCCTATGGGTCCTGTGACACCCTGCACACCGGTAACACCCTGCACGCCAGTGACACCCT